CCCCGCCAATATAGAATGTTCCATAAGGAACACCCTTATCGTTTGTAATAGAACCCAGCTTAGAAGATGTAGGACAGAATCCTCGAGGAATTCCTCCAGTACCTACAATGGAACAAAATTTGTTTTTATCTGATGGGTGTGATGCATACCCGGCAGCGCCTCTACGCTTAATACCGAACCAGCCCCAAGATAATCCACCCCAATTTAATTCAATAGTTGAATTAATTCTGCGCATCCATAGTTGGGACGTTCCAAATAAGCTTAGAGTAGTTGGAACCTTGATGTCTCTAGTATCACCGTATACGACTTTCCAAGATGATTGAGCAGTATTTCGAGATGATGCGTCAGGATATTCGTTAGTTTTAACCCATACAATAGCGCCATTTTTTTTCATATTGTCGATATATATGGTACCTACTGGTAAATTAAGAAATTTTTGTATATTATCTCCGTCATAAGGGAAGTAATTACCATACACAATAAGTTTTTTATTCTCTGTATCGTTTTTCGAACCAGTCCCAGAAGATAGCCCTTCAAGAGCTTTTTGCAATTCTGAGTTTTTGATATAATGGTCCCCGCCATTAGTCAACTTAGTATCAATAGCAGGACTGATTGAACCTTCAATCTCTCCGACCTTAGCTCTCAAGAGTCCTAATGCAGTCTCTTTAGCGAAACTATCCGTTACTGGAATTGTGAAAGTCGTTTCCCCAACAGTCACTTGAGTTCCATCCATGGTATCTACCTTAGTAACATCAGCCTTCTTAACGTATTTAGCATCAAGAAGTGAAGTCATGTCGGTAAAGATATCATTGACATATTCAGAGTTTGTCTTAAGAGTTTCGACAATCTTTTGGCTAGTTAGGTTGTCAGTAATATATGAAGCGATTGCTCCCGACATACCTTCTTTAAATTGTTCCAATGCAGCGATAGCTGACGTGTGGTTTTCAACCTTAGTCTTAAGAGTATCGACGCCCTCTTTAGCGCCATCAGCAACAGCTCTAGCTGAGGAAATATCGCTATTGATAGTTGAGAGTTGTTCGGAGATAGCTTGTGTAACTTTAGTTGTGAAGTCACTACCTTCGAAATACGTAGTCAAATATGACTGTACGTATTGTTTCGCAGCGGCAATATCAGATTTAGAAGTCTCTGTAACGAGAGAAGTTAAATCCAATCTAAGTTGAGAAACATCTACAGAGTTGATAATATCTGTCTTAGCAGTTAGAATTTTAGTATCTAGTGCTTCGAGAATATCGGACTTGATAGTTTCCGCATTTAGTGATGCTACTTTTGTCTCAATACCCTGTAGCTTGCTCTCCTGATTTTGCAGTGATTTTGATTGTTCATCCTTAAGCGCATTGATCGATTCGACTAAAGCAGATTTGATGTCTTCTTGAATCTTCTTAGTATCAATTAACTTGGTTACTCGATTCATAATGTCGTTTTTAAGTGTATCTGTGTCGACAGCAGTTCCTGCTTTGTCAACGACCCCCTTCTCAGATACAATTTTATCGACAAGACTTCGAATGAAATCGGTATTTACAATATCAGTTGCAACTTCAATGAAGATTTGGTTTTTTGTTGTATCGAAATCTCGTACAAATGCGTATTTATCTTCTCCATAATACACTCGACTCGCGCCATCAGTATCTTTAGGAGAATACACATCCAACTTCATAGTTATCGCATCGATTAAAAACGTTGTTTTGGGTATAATTAATTTGGCGTACCCAGAATAATTGATTAAATTATTAGGGATATCAACAACAAGAGTTCCTTTCTCAGGTAACCATTTTGCTGAAAGTTCTGTTTTGGTATCATGAGACGACCTAAAATAGACTCCAGAAATGATTTGCTCATCTCCAGCATCAGGATCAGCAAATTTGATACCAATAGAACGGTCTGTACCATCATCTATAATAGTAACAGGCGTGTCTAAGTATATCATTTAAACCTCCATTATTGTCCGAGTGTTAGTGGATAAGCAACCCCTACTCCGTTCATTTCAAGACTTCCGTTTTTCACAAAGTCAGATACAGGCTCACCGTTATATGTAAATTCTTTATTGAATTGCACAAATACAAGCTTACCTTCATCATTAATTTCTTGATGGTTTGGATCTTCAATCACAACAATATCATTTGCTTTGTATGTCTTACCTACTTGAGCCTTCTCAAGAAGACCAGCGAGTTTTCGATACACCACTCCATACACAATAGAGCCAGACATAATGGTATGAAGAACCATAGCATAAATGAAGTCATCTCGACGACGGTCTTCACGCTCTTTTTGTTCAATTGTTTCATTGAGTGCATCCACTTTCTTAGTAGTTTCTTTAAATTCAATTTCTGAGAAATACTCTTTGTGGAATGCTAACAAACATTTTTTAACATATTCGTTTTCATCACTTGCGTTGTTGAGCTTATGTTCACCTTTCAAATATACAGTGATAAGATTTGTTGGCGAATCAGTATACAATTCAAACAATGTCTTTTCGACATTTCCAGTACCATCATACATAGGATAGTATGAACGAATTTTAAAATTACTCATTTGTAGTTTCCTCCGTAATAATATTTTCGATTGCTCGATTCATTTTAAGATCTTCGATCTCCTCATTTTTCAATTCCAGGTTTACCTGAAGCTCAATAATCTGAGCTTTCAGGAGACCTAGTTCAAACGTCATTTCTTGAATTAAACGTTCTGTTAATTTATCCATAATTCTAATCCTATCTAAATTTTATCCTCCAAAGAAACGATCATTACTCCAATTGTATTGATTCTTCGCCAGATACAATGGAATGTAGTATGTATGTGCACTATTCGAACCGTCATTTACGTATAAATACGCACTAGATCCTGTTGTAGGGTCTGCTTGTCCTTTGAAAGTGATTAGAAATAGTCCTCTAACTCCATACACATTAACCTCTCCGGTTGTGTTACCCTTAAGTGGGTAATTTTTCCATGCATTTGTCATAACCGGCGTGTAATAATCACTGTTAGTTTGACTATTATAAAACCAAGTTGGTCCAAAGAATCGTCCGTTCGTCCGAATAGTGGCGGCTGTACTTGAACTATTCCAATCTCCGTGATGTCCACTAACATATAGTGTTCCGTTTGCTGCTCTTAAACGAGTTCTATCACCAATATCAATACCTCTGGTGAATATGTTATCAATAACACCAGTAGTTGCTATCAAATTCTCAAACTCTGCTCTTAGACCGGTAATTTTTCTAACATTCACATTATTAATATGCGAATTATTAATAACAGCTTCACCGATTTGTGCAGAACCAATCTGCCCATCACCGATCATTGCCTTTTTGATAATACCATTTTTAATAATTGCGTCGCCATCCAATTCAATTGTTTTACCTTTTAAACGAACACCATCTGGTGTTGCATTGATCTCGGTAACCAAATTTGTACCAGAACTCAATACACGGATAGCGTAGGAATTGGCTAGTTGCTTAACAATAGTACTAGATATACCAGTTGCTGGAAGATACTCCCCAATAGTACTTCCACGAACAAGCATGATATCCGAAATAGATATTTTACCTATTTTATACACATATACGCGGAATGGTAACACATCTGAATCATCAAATACAAGAGTATCATTAATTGTGAATGTGGTAGTAAATTCTGTCCAAGCGCCAATTTTTATACTATTGCCATCCCGATTATCCGTCGACCGCAAATACATTATTTGGTGATCTTTACCTCTTTTTTCATCTTTAAAATCTACAGAATACGCACTTTCTCCAGGAACATCCTTAGCGGCATCAATAAGATATTTAAATTTAATAGTGTAAGTTTCACCATGATTCATACGGGATATAGCTACTGGTAAAGTGACACCAATCCATTTATCTGTAGCTTCTACCTTTTTATCAATACTAATCTCAAATGCATTTTTACCATAAAGACCAGGAATAGGTGACATATAACCCATTCCTTCTTTGAAGTTTGTTTTAGCACCTGCAAAAGTCTCAGTATCCAAAATAAGGTTTGTTCCTGCAGCAGCTCGACTAGTGATTGTGGTTTGGAATTGTTTACTATCCATAACCATTTGAGCAATCTTGGTAGGAATACCATTTTCACTCTCACCAATAGTCCTAGTAAATAAATCGACCTTACTTACAACTTCTTGGAACTTACTATTATTAGATATGTCAATATCCAAAGGATTTTTCTTAAATCCATTTACGAATTTAGTTTGTTCGATTTGTAAATCAGTGAAATAGAAGTTCACTGATCTATTAGGAAAAATAACTAATTTGAATCTTAATTCTACAGCGTCATCTTCTAATTCAAACGAATATCCAACCCGATACAATTTTCTTTCGTTTGAATACATATCGCGAAGACCATCTTCATATGGTTTAAAATGATGAGAATATCCTTTGGTTTGTCCTGAGGAATTAACAGACACCAACTCAAATGTAAATAATGAATCTCCTTTATTCCAAGTAGTGAAGTTATTGCCTTCTCTAGCCACATCTGCAGATATAGTAACAATATCTCCCTTTTTGAAATTTAACTTATTGACAGTTTGATTTAGCCAGTGATAAGTTTTTGATGTTCCGAAAATATGGATAATACCTTTTCTTTTAAAGTTACCGAAACCATGGTTACCGAAATCAAATACAACGTCACCTTTGTTTCCGTTGTAATGTTCAAAATTCCAAAAGTCATTTTTAAATTTTTCGGAATCTGAAATATTGAGTTGGAAATCTCCGTTTCTTAATATGTTCTGACCACCAGTATCATAGAGATTATCCTCAACAGCAGCAACCCAATCTACTGGTGAATCAGCAGTATGTAGAATACAGTTTTGAACTCGGAATTGTACATTAGATGAATTGTCTACCCTGAATCGAATATGATTGGCTTTAGACCATACATCATCACTAATTGTGGCAATACCAACTTTATCAACCCAATCCCTTCCTGAAATATTCAAGAAACGAATATTATCTTGACCTTCCATATTTTCGAAACCTTGAAGATATGCATTATCAGCATAGAACTCAGGCATAACTCTAGCATTTGAGACGTTACCATCAAACTTAACACGATATTGGATTATCATTTTGGCATTTTTAGGAACCCCTAAATCTTTAAGAGTTCTACCACCCACAAAATTATAACTTTTTATATTTTGGTAATTATTACTATTTAAAGTATAATTACCAGAATATTGTGTTCTATCAGTTTGAGAAAGATAGTTTCTTCCACCATATTTCTTAGGAATCTTTTTAACAACATCCACAAGACTTTCTTTAACAAGTCCGACTTCCCTTGTTATAATATTCTGCGTATCATTACGAACACTTGCACCAAGTTCATTCATCGAACTAGTTATGGCTTGACGTATTTTTCCAGACTCTTGAACAATACTACTTGTGATCAAACTTTCGACAGTTCCAGGAACATTCTGAGTAACTCTCTGAACAATACGTCCTTCAGAAGCTTGAATCTCAGCATTTGTATAAGCTTTAGATTCTTCTTTAGCAGTGGATACCGCTAAATTAATTTGTCCAGGTAACAAATCAACTTTAGAAGTAGTTGTATCTAGAACGCCTTTAATACTGTTAATCTCACTAACCGCTGTTGTTACTCGGTTAGCTGTTTGATCAATCAACGAACGAATATTTTTTATTTCACCAACTGAAGAAGACGCGATAGTTTGTTCCAATTGTGCCAAGTTTCTATCAATTGTGTTTTTATACTCAGCCACAACTTCAGAAATATCCTCATCATTAGGATGCCAGTCAGATAATACATGACTTTCTTCCAATTGGAATGCTGATACATATACTTTAGTATTAGCATTGATAAGTTTTAAAATATGGGCGTTAAAATATTTAACCAACGAATCTCGGTCATATATATCTTCGGGTGTTTTAAACTTAATCCAATGACGTTTCCATTCCGGAGTAGCTGTCCAATTAGAATTAGTAATATAATCCAATGGTAAGTTATTTCCATCTGGACCGTCTTGACTAAATGTGAACCCTTGAGAACTTGTGGAGAACATGTTAACAGAGATATTTGCATCACTATCCGCTTTAGTATAAAACGATAAAGTGTATTCTTGATTTGGTTTTAATAGTATTGCTCTATTTTCTGAAGGAAAAATTTCTAGTTCGCTATTAGTTCCACTAACCCTAACGTTAAGACGTCTAGGACCTAATTGGAATTTTTCTGTAGGATGTAAAGGCCAATAAGAGAAATCGTTATACAACATCACATCAGAATGCCTAATAAGGTTGTTAGTACCAATTTTAAGATTAGAATATCGTTTAATAATACCATTTTCAAGATCAGTAATATCTTTTGTAATCTTAGATATTAGAGCATTTTTGTCTGCTAACTGTGCTTGGGATAATTCGGTAATCTTACCAGAGATATATTCCTTATTGGTATTTAAGTCATTCGAGACTTCCGCCAATTTCGATTTAGCAGTTTTTAATTCTTCTCGAATAGTCTTTTCAGACTCAGCGATAGCTGAAATAGCATCTTGACTAACTTGGTCTAATTCATCCTGCAGTTGCTCAGTGCTCAACTCATATTGGTCGAACAAATCAGAAACTTCAGTCATGATGTCATCAATTTGCGAATTGATCATTTCGGTGAAATTGGTAGGCATGACAAGAACCCATTGGGTACCGTCGTATCGATACATTTCTGTCTCACCGCCACCAATATCTTTGAACCACATATCATTTTCTTTTAGACCGTCAGATGGTGGTTCGTCTGGACCATAAAAGTTTCTATTTTTACCATTGGCACTTTCCATAATAGTATTAATAGATCCTTTAAAATAATCAACAGATGCGTCAATTTCTTTTCTAGTTAAATCTTTCCACTCAGCTCGCTGTACATCAGCAAGAGTAGAAGAATCCTTACCGTCAGAAGTCGCAACAATCTTAAGTATGCGCTCTCGCATTGAGTCATACTCTATCTCAGATACCTTAAGAGTAATATCTACATCTAATTTTGGAACGTAAACGTCGATTGTATCGCATAATTGAATATCCACAAGAGCTTTAATAATAGCTCGTTCGTATGCCGTGGTATCTTGTAGAGGTACCATGTCAACTTCAATTTTGATATTAGGAATATCCACATTTGGATTTTCATCAAAATATGTTAATGCTTCCGAAGAAACCATAGCCGAAGTAATAACGAATTTTGTTTCTTCTTTAATTTGGTCTTGACGGGCTTTACGAGCAGCTCTTTCTGCTTCTTGAGCGGCTCTCTTTTCTGCTCTTGCTTGTTTAGAAGCAGCTTTACGAGCTCGTCTATTTTCTTCTTGCTGAGCCCATTTTGTTTCACGCTCTTGTTCGCGTGCTTCCCATTTTGCATCAGCTTCCGCATATCTAGCAGCAGCGTTAGCTTTACCTCTACGACCAGAAGATTGACCACGTCGTGAAACAGATTCCGCTCGAGCTTGAGCTCGTTTCTGTCGTTGTTCTTCGTGTTTTTGTTGACGTAATCTCTCACGTTCTTCTTCTAGAGCAGAAGAATTAGCCTCAGCATTTCTGCGTTTTTGTGCATCGGCGGCTCTATTATTTTCTTTCTCTTCTTTTAAGCGTTCTTTTCGTTGTTCTTTTAACTGTTGTTTATCATCCTTAAATTTATTTGAGATATCAACAGCAACAATACGCTTTTGTGCGTAATCATCGTAATGATCCGATTTAACGATATCTCCATAGACAATAACTTCTTTCTGGTTTTCACCTTCAGGAGTATATTTGGCATATGGTAAAATACGAGTAAACTTACCATCCATATTAGTAGTAATCTTAATGTTCTTAAGATTCTTACGAGGACGAACAGTAGTAACGTGTTCACGACCTCGAGCACGATATAAGAAAATCTCATCATTCGTCCGTTTAATTTCTCCCCCATAGACAGACGTTATTGAATTTTCTTCACCGCTCAAAAGCGCTAATACATTCGAAATTTCCTCAGATTGATAATCTGTACGAAGTACTAAATCACTATGAAAACGATATTGAACCGGGTCAACAGCATTTTGTAAAATTGTATCCCATAATTCTCTAGGAGATTTACTTCCCGCGAAAAATGGTTTAACAACATTACCGCTAAGCTCATCAGTCTTGCTGACGGCTTTAACGGTTAGTTTGTTTTGTTCTAAATCCGACTGTACTTCATATATACGAAATGCATGTGGATCATCTTTGTCATTTGGTTTAGTAAAAATAAAGCGACCTTTTGTAATTTCAGTAGCCCAGTCGCCTTGAACAGGATACTCCATCTCTAACTCGAATTTACCATTACGAGCTTCGGTAACTTTACACTCCTCCGCGTCATGGAGGATACCAATACCATTAGTACGAAACTGTTTTTCGTCCTGTTCGTATAATATAGGTCTCATACAAGAACCCTCCAATTAGGTTTGATTGTTAAAGTTGGGTTTAGAGCAGAACCGTCAGGTCTAGCAATTTTGATATTACTAGGGCCTGGGTTCAACTCATAGAAATCTTTACCCATAGTTCTATTGTTTAAATTACGGATATCAGTTCTATTTTGTGTAAACGTAGCATAGTTTTCGCAATCAATAATGACATTCTCATTATTTAGTGAACGGAATCCCATTTTTGTATTTCCGATGGTAATATCAATATCGCCATAGACATTATTAAAAGATACTGTTGGTTTTGCGGTATACAATGTTGGATTGGTTAAAGAGCCTCCATTACTTACTGTGACATCTCTAACATTTCTTAAATATTTATATGGTTGACATTTCAACTTAGCTGTGAAACTGATACAACCATCATAAAAATACTTATTCTCGAATTCCAACTCTGTAAGAATAACTTGATACGAGTGATTTTCATCAAAGTAAGGGACGAATGAAACCCATTCGCCTCTTCCTTGATTGAATAAAGTGTAAATAATGTTTCTGGCAGAAGATATACGCTCATGATTATCACCGTGAGTTCTTCCATCATAGAAACATTTTAGTTCCATTTCCGTTGTTTCGTATCCATCATCGTCATAGACAAGTTCTCCTTCAAATGACTGAGGGGATACAAACGAAATTCTCCGCTTTGGTGCGGGGATATCTGGACGTTCTTGAATGAAAACATTCATTGTTTCTGAGTTAACATTGTTAACTAAAAAATAACCTGGTTTAAGTGCCATTACCAGAATACCTCCTCTCCTTTAGCGCGTCGATTTTGGTTGTCAAATGCTTTAATATGTTCTTGAACCTGCATAGCCAATTGTTTAGGGTTTACAGGCGCTCCTCCATTATCCACATTAACATTAATAGTATAATCTTTAGTAGAATTATCCGTATTAACGACAGTAGATGTGTTTGATTGTTGAGGAACACTATACATTGGAGTTGGTGAAGAAATTCTACCTTTGTAATCCAACGAATAGTCTGACATGTTAACTTTATTGAGATTACTCATATCAACTACAGGTGTAATTGTAGGAGAATAGTTCATATCATCGACAGCGACGTCCAACATATCACTAATACTATTAACGGCTGTTGATACAGCATTCGCCATATTTTCACCCTGTTTAACAGCATTTGAAGCTACTTCATCGAATCCATTACTAAATGTCTTGCTCATCTGGGTAACTGTCTTAGGCATTTCATTATCAATACCTTTGGCAATACCTTGCGGAATAAACTTACCAACATCTTTCGCAAACAATCTTGATGGCGAGTGAATATCAGCGGCAGCTCTAGCGGCTTCTCTTGCTTTAGCAATAATCCTATTAGCAGCACTCTCAATAGACCACATGTTAGCATTCATACCACTAGCAACACCTGCAGAAATTTGATAACCTACACTATAACCTGCAGAATTAGCAGACCCACTATAACTTGAAACAGTAGATACCACACTACTCATACCACTAGATACAGTAGATACTACAGAAGCCATTCCGCTTTGGAATGTACTATTTAAAGTGGACATCAAAGATGTTACAATAGACTGAGCAGTGGATGAGAATTGTGTAAATGTGGCATTCATTTGAGCAGTCGTACTACTAATTGTAGCATTTACTGATGTCATGCTTGACATGATGCTAGCGGATAATTGAGCCATTGTAGATGTAACAGTGGCCATAACTTGACTTAATGATGCAGCCATTTGTGCAGCGACACCCGACATGCTCACTTGAATAACGGACATTACTCCTTGCATGCTTTGTGCTACTGAGGCATTGACCATCTCCATTGACATAGTAACTGCAGCAGATACTTGAGTAAATCCGGCGGATACCTCTACAGATAATGCAGAAATACTTGCCAACATTGTGGCTTGTACCGTAGCCATACCAGCAATAACTGAAGTATTCATAGCCATCATACCAACCATAGCAGCTTCGCCTAATTGTTGGAATCCAGTAGCGGATGTAGTTAGAGATGTAGCGAAAGTCGATAATAAAGTTTGAACATTTAGTATTGATGCTCCAAGTGCGTCAAATGTTACAGGTAATGTGCCAATAGATGTTCCAAGCATTGTGACGGCATTTTGAATGTTTGTGAATTCCATAGTCACTGCTTGAAGAGAAGCACCTATCATCATTGTCTGAGTGGCAAACATCATGAATGAAGTTGCTACTTCTGTTAAACTTAGTTGTAATTGTTGAATTGGCGTTACTAGAGCTGTAAATGCAGAAGATACTGGAGTTATAGTTCCAGATATTGTAGTTAAACTTGTGCTTAGACTGTCAAATGATGTAGTGACTGTAGGAACACTAGCGGCCATCATAGATAATGATGTTGACATTTGTGAGAAAGCTACTGTTATAGCCGCTAAACTTGCAGCAGATTGACCTAGATTAGTGCATGCCGTAGCAAGATTTTTAATATCTTCAGTAAATCCTTGTAAGTTACCAGCATAAGCCGCTGTACCTAATTTAGCAACTTCAATAGCCAAAGAACCTAATCCGGTTGCAGCAGATGCACCATTCTCGCCAACTAGTTTGACACCTTCTCCGAATAATTTGAAACCTTCACCGAATGACTTAGCAGCATCACCAACAGATCTAATAATATCGGCAACGCCTTCTAAAGCAGTCTTAATAGCAGTACCAATAGATTCAAATATTTGTCCTACGCCTTCTAAAGCAGTTTTAATAGCATTGCCGACAGATTCAACAACGGTACTAACACCTTCTAGAGAGGATTTAATACCAGAACCAACAGATTCGAATACGCCACCAAGAGCTTCTAAAGATCCTTGAATTCCACTAAATACAGCAGTAATAACACCGCTTATAGCGTTAATAGTATCAACAATACCTTGAATAACAGCTTTAATTACTTCTCCAATTGTAGTGAAAATTTGTCCTAGAACTTCTAAAGCAACTCTAATCGTGTCGACTACAGATTGTACAATAGGAGCTAAGGTTTGAATTATAACTACAATAGCATTTATAATTGTTTCAACGACGGGCGCAAGAATTTGTAATGCAGCAACGATACCATCTACTAACACTTTAATTGTATCAGCAATTGGTTGTAAGATTGCTGGTAAATTAGATATTAGTGTGTTTAAGACATTACCAATGATTTCAATAATTGGAGTTAATGCTGGTGCCAATTGAGCAAAAATGTCTACAATAAGTTTTATTACCGGACCAAATACTTCTACTATTTTAGCTAGAAGAGGTCCTAATAAATTACCAATACCAACTATTAGAATTTCTCCAATAACAGATAATAATTCAGTCAACGCTGGAATTAATTCACCTTTTACATTAGTTAACGCAGTAGCTAATCCTTGAATGAATTTAGTTGCCAGTTCAACAGCTACTTGTAGGAGAATATCAATGTTTTCGATGAAACTTCGTCCCATTTCAACAAGCATCTCCACAGTGGTCTGAACCAATTCTGGAATTTTATCACGAAATCCAGCTATCAAAGCAATAATTAAGTCGAAACCTAATCTAATAAATTCAGGAATTAATTGGCGGGCACCATTGATCATCTCTAATCCCATTTTTACAAATGAAGCAACAATCATTGGTGAATTCGCGGCGAGAGAGGTTACTAAATTAACAAAGCTATCCACAAGCGTTTTGAATGCTGCTGGAGCTATAGCAACTAGTTCTTTAATCGCCATAACAAAAGCCAAGAATCCAAGGCCAGCAATCAATACGGATGACGCTGCTAATATAGCGGAAACACCAAACGATATCAAAGTACCTGCTAAAATGGCAAGACCACCACTTACAAGATTGGCTAGAGCACCGGCCGCTAATAGAATGGCTAAGTTACCAGCAAGAGCAACCAAAGCAACACCAACAGCAACTAAGTTAAGAGTTGATAATAGCATAATAGGAACCGCCAATGCCATTAAACCAGCACCAAGTAGAACTAATTGAGCGGCTCCCCCAATACTACCAAACTTACTTAAAATAACGCCTACGCCAGCAACTGCTAACAATACACCAGAAACTGCGGCCATTGCTGCAAGTATTTGTTGCCAAGGATGTGCTGCTACAGTAGCCAATGCGGTACCAGCTTGATTGAGAACCGCAGCCATTGATGCCAAGGCGGCAATCGCACTAGTATTGATAGTCATACCACTTATAAGTTTTACAACTCCAACCATTATACCAATTGTTACAGTTACGGCAATTAGCGCTGTACCAATTTGTTGCCATGATAATGCTCCGACACTCGTTAGCGTTGTACCTATGTAATACAATAGGTTGCCAAAGGCATCAAACACACCTTTAAGCCCCACAACTTCTTGGAAACTATCGGCATTTCCCGCCATTAATTTAACGGTTCCACCGAGAGATAACATAACAGCAGCAATAGCGCCTCCAGCGGCGGCTAAACTAGCCCAGTTGACAGTTGCTAGTTGCATAAGACTTCTGGATATGACAACTAAAGCTGTCGTTAAAACAACAACACTAGCAATTGCAGAAGGATTCATCTTAACTTTATTCATAATATATGATACACTGATAAGACCTGCGGCGATAAGAGCCACAGTACCTAAACTTTTAACAATCGATGTTAAAGGCATTGACACCAAAGGAATCATAGATTGAACAATAAGATAAATAGACGCACCGATACCGATTAGACTCATTCCAGCAGACATATTTACTTTTGCCTTGCTAACAACCCTAGCTGCCGCAACCAGAGAAGCTATTAACACTTCTACAACAGCCACAGAAGCTACCATTTCCTTAAGTGGTAAATTTGCTAATAATTCTATTGATTTTGCTAAAATATAAGCAGAACCTGCAAATGTAATTAACGACATCATAGCGGAAATATCGACTTTAGTATCTTTGAGGTTTCTTGTCGCTTCAGATAATGTTACTAAAAGAATACCTAGCATACCTGCTGATGCAGCCATGTTTTCTATAGGTAGATTCGCTAATACAGCAACAGCATTAACCAATATTCGAGCAGATAGAGCAAAAGCTATAAGTGACATCATAGCACTAAATTTAACAGTTACTTCAGAAACCGATTTAGCCGCCGAAGATAATGCTTTGATAAGAACTGCTACAGCAACTACAGATGCAGCCATATGCATCATATCTAATTTGGCAAGAGCTTTGACTGACCATACAAGCATACGCAATGATATTGCAAACATTATCATAGCGCCCATACTCTTAGGACTAACTTTAACATCTTGCATTGATTTAGATACTTTAACCAGAGCATACATTAACACAAGAACACCAGTCATACTTTGAGCCAATTTTTCAGGTTCCAATTTGGCAAGAGCTTTGACAGACCAAACAAGAATACGTAAAGAAATAGCAAAGGCAATTAGTTTACCCATACTAGCTTCTGTGTTCTTGATTTTCTCCATCTTTTCCATTACTTTAACCATAGCGGTTATAAGTACGACAATTCCACCAACAGCTTCATCCATTTTATCAGCATCGATTTTAGACAAAGCAATCATAGCAGATGCCATGATACGGAGAGCGATTGCGAACCCAATCATTGTTGTTGCAGCACCTTTAGGAATATTCTGAGCCGCAGTAACTACTTTCATGATCCGCATCAGACCTTGCATAGCAACACCCAATGCGATCATACCTTTAGATAAATCTTTCATATCAATTTTAGAAAGTTTATCAATAGATAATGCTAAAATACCCAAAGCAACAGCAATCATTAACAATGAACTTACCTGTACTCCTTGAGCAAATGAGTTGATAGTTCCTTGAAGTGATGTAAATACACCTTTAACTTCATCAAGCAATCCAGTTGCCTTCTCTTTACCATCGCCAAACATTTCCTTAAATTTATCGAAAACTAGGTCGACAATACTACCTTTAGAATTCTTGAATTTAAGCCATTTGTCAAATGCGAATAAACCAATGAGTGCCTTAATAATACTGGCTACATCAAATGATACAAAAGCATCTTTCAGTGCATCATAACTTGCCTTAACGCCAGAAACTAAAGAATCCCATGCCTGAGACATAACAGATCCAATGTTATTGATGATATTGGCAAGCCCACTTCCAAGTTTATTAAAAATGTTTGCTGCGCCTGAAAATATTGCTTCAGCATTCCCAAATGGATTTGCTAGCATTTTGAGTTTAGAGAAGACTCCGCTAAATGCGTTACTTATAGCACCGAGAACCTTGCCAATAGTTCCTCCAATTTGTTCAAATTTATTAGATGACAGCACAAACTTCTCGATTGCTTTAACAAATGTTAGCAATTTACCAGTTACGTCAGATAATGTGGTAGCGACAGTTACTAATCCTTTACTTTCGCCAAATTTGGAGAATCCTCTAAGAATATCTTTAATTACAAAGATAACAATTCGTCCAACCGTAATAATAATATTGAATACATTAGCTATTGTCTTACCTATATGATAGAAAACTAAGTGCGCATTTGTATTCGAACGCAAAGCTTCCATAAATCTAGCAATAGAATCTGCGGCGGTTCTCAATGGCATTAATATACTTCCCGATGCATTGCCAACGGAAGAAATGCCTTGTCCTAATTTACTGAAAATCCAACCTAATGTTAGGAACGTTTGTCCGACCATCTTACCGATGGCGTTTATTGTAGTGAAGAGATATGTATTATTCTTAATATTGTTGGTGACACTCTCAAGCGCTTTTGTAAATCCAAAGAATACAGTTGCTGCTTGTTTATAGTCACCAATTACAGAACGAAATCCTTCTCGGAATTTAGTCATTGCACCAAATACAATTTCGAAACTGTTTTTAATTGTATTGAATAAGGCTTCTTGTCCACCCATATCTTTCCATGTTTTTAACATGGCATTTCTATAGTTACCTAGACTTCGTTCGATTTCTAGAACAGAGTCATAATATGTTCCTTGGTCGTCAGAAACGAATGGGTTAACAATATCACCAATGCTGGTCCATAAATCTTTAGCTTCTTCAAATCCACCAAGGAAATATTCCCAAGTTGTAGCCCATCCAGAACCAATAGCTTCCTGAACGGTGTCAACTAATTGACCGAATGATTTAACTTTCGTTGCCGCGTCAAGCATTGATTGGTCTTCAGAGAATTCTCTCAAAGTTTCCAGCAATACTTCAGATGTTAACCAACCATCTTTCAATGAGTCACGGAAAGATTTAGTCATATCTCTTGCATGACCCATCTTCTCGGCGGTTTGAGTCAATCTATCTTGGAATAGTTTACCGCCCATACCGGCATTAACTACGGAGTTCCAGTCCTGCAAAGCTACACGACCAGAAGCCAATGCTTGTGACAACTGATACATCGCCATAGATGCTTGGTTAGTATCGGAACCTGAAGCCGCAGCCAAGTTTGAAATACCTTTAATCGCGGTAGTAGATTTTTCTAAACTTACACCAGCAGCAGTAAATGTACCAATGTTCTTGGTCATATCTGCAAACGAATAAATGGTTTTATCCGCGTAATCATTAAGTTGTTCTAATGCGCCAGAAACCTTACGCATACGAACAGAACTATCTGGAATTTCCCATTCAGTATTGGTCATAATGGTCTGAATAGATCCAAGTTTATTCTTGTATTCGTTTAAACCATCCCCATAACCTCTAAAGAACTGGCCAGTAAAGCTCATTGCCTTCTGAATCATTCCTCCTAGAACATTACCCAAAGCAATATCCATGATAGACAGAGAGTTTTGTACAGAACTAGCTGCTTTGGCGAAAGCATTAGATAGAGGACTAACATCAAATCCTGCAACTTTCGTATTTAAACCATCGATGGATTTAATGGAGTTCGGAAACCCCTGATGATTATCTGCCTTTTGGAAAATGCCTTTCAACCTAGATAAAATTGAAGATGTGGTAGCGGTTTTGCTAGCAACATCAGTATTCATTCTATCAATAGATTGACCAGCGCCAGACATATCAATTCCCTGAGCGCTTCGAGTAAAAATTCCTTTAAGGCGAGATAGTAATCCCTCAGATTTTTGTGTAGATTTTGAAATTGTATCATTCATCTCTGACATGTCTGAGGCTATGTTTTTAGTCGCATCTTTACCATTGACTTTACTAAAAGCTTTCTTCATTCGTTCCAATGCAGCGACAGTGTCATCAGCATTCTTAGAAAAACCTTTATTGTCTAAGGTGACCTTGGCGACTTTTTCGTCTACATATCCGGCCATAGTTTACCTTTCTATTTTAGATAATCTTCTAAAACTTTATTAATTGCTTTATTGTACACAGAATTAATAGCTTTGTCAATATACGGTATTGGAGGAACATAACCTCCTGTTCCTGTTCCGTGCCCATAATGTAAAATTATAGCAATATTGACTCCGTCATTAATATGAGTATTATAAATTTCTAAGTTTTGACCTCGAGAAGTTGTGATTATTCGATATCCCCATGACTTTGCAGTTAATCCTGATTTTGTAGGAGTAGCGTCTGCAAGGGCTTTAACAATAGCCTTACCTAGAGAATCGAGATCAGATGTTCTTGGTCTTTTAAGAAACTTCTCAAGATGTCCAAAATCTCCAGAAACAGTAATTTCCATTATAATTATCCTTTCAGGCGTTTGGCAGCGTCAATAATTTTCTTCTGTTTATCAACATCGGCAATTCGCTTATTATTTGCGATACGAGTAATTTTGTTTTCGATTAACGTATTATTCTTTACTCGTTTCAAATCGGATTTAGATTCTTTGTATTGTCTCTTCAAAAGTTTCTTTTTATACTTGTAATCTTTCTTAGCTGCATGAACTCCTCGCATAGCATCTAATGTAACTCCACCAGCAAGAGCGCTAATACCATAGTTGGTAAAATCTGCATTCTTGGATATAAGTCCTAAACCTAAAGATGCGACTCCGCTGCGTCGTAAACTTTTAGACAATAATGTGGGCTTTCTTCGCTTATACTCATCTTTAATCCCTCGTAATTCTTTCTTATAAGTAGAATAATTACGGAGTCTATCTCGAGCATATTTTGTACGAACGCCCCATTTCATGCCTTTGATTCCGAAGTGTTCAATAGTATCTTTAGTAGATATGGCTTTATAATTCTCCATTCATCTTTTTCCTCTGTTCTTCGAGTATTTTTCTATTTCTAAGAACTTGTGCCTGATGTTCTTCCATTGCTTCGGCTCGTGTCATTTTCTTAGGAGGCTCTTGTAATGATCCGACACAATTAAGTAACATAATCAATTTATTTAGATTTCGATCTTCCCAGTTAAAAGGAATATGATTCAAAGCCATCATTGCATAAATTATCTCAGATGTAAATATTTTCTTTCGATGATACCCGTTACCGTGGCTAGAATTATTTTTAGGTAATTCGGTGGCACTTGGAGTAGTCTCCATGTATTTGATAATCTCTTTGAAATTGCTTTCAGTGAGCCTAGAAATATCAAATTCTTTATCCGCCATCATTACAATAAAATCCAGAATTTCATCTTGTTCAATATTTTTAGAATTATCGATAAAACGCTTTCTATATTTAGTCTCCCATTTATCTAACACAGTTAGAGTATATCTAAAAGTAACATCTTGTTTCGGTTCTGTTATAATAAATTGAGATATGCTATCATCCCACATTTCAAGCTCATCCAAAGTTATAGTTAAAAACTCAGACATAATATTCACACCTCAAACATTTTATAAAAACAAAAAGAGGCGGGTAAAATCCACGCCTCCATTGTGTTAATTAGTTTGCTGCACCAGCAGCTGCTGTATTAAGACCACGAATATGAGCAGTTACACCAGCGATGAAGTTCTCAAGAACTTTACGAGAATCGTCATGGAAGTCTTCAATCAAAGCTTCATAAGCTAGTGATTGTTTGAATTCTTCACGAATTTGATCATTCTTGATGAAACGTTTACCGTCTTCTGATTTAACACCATAAGCAGTCAATACAAAATCATTCAACAAATCATACATTGGTTCAATTTGTTTTTCTTCAATCAATTTGTTGATATAGTTTTCCATGTTTTCGCTGCCATAGCGTTTTTGGAAAGAGATCAACTCCATACGGTTAAGATTAAAGTATAGAGTTTCGGTTTGAGTATTTCCATCGAAATCCTCATATGTTACTTGTTGTTTGAGCATAATCGAGTACCTCCTATGTTAAATAATTATTTCAACAACTCAACGATTTCTGATGGCAATGGAAGACGAGCATCTGCTTCATCAGTTCCGTAAAGAATATCTTCGATTTTCTTAAGTTTTTCAGCAGGAGTTGTAGCTGAGTTAAATGTCAATACAGAAGATGGTTTAGCGCCTGGAACCGAAACTGGAGTTGAAGAAATGCTCCATGATGGGTTTTGTGGTTCTGGACTGTCATTCACAGTGCTGTGAGAGCGTTCAGAAGGTGCAGCTTTACATCCGTACCAAATGTGAAGTTTGTAACCATAGTCGTTACCTTTGATGTCATTACCGAGAATTGATTTGTATGCGAAACCAAATGGTTTACGAGTTTGTTGTGAAACTGTAAGACCTTTAGAAAGCTCTTTCATACCATCACATTCGTCAAATTCGGCTGGTGAAGAGAATGCTTCGATAGTACCTTCGAATTTCTCAGCACCTGTTAGAGACAAGTATACGATGTTGTCTGCATATTGGTCATTAGACTCAGCACCTGATGGTGATTCGTTAGCAGCAGTGATACCATTCCAAGCAACACCTTTAGGATATGATCCATCGTCTGCTTGCGGATAAAGAACGGCGTTCGATACACCGGTCTCATAAAAACGTTTTCCTAGTTCGTCAAATACTAGTTTAGCCATTTGTAATTCCTCCAGAATTAAGTGTCATAATAGTGTGGTTCATATTCTCCGATACGAACTCATTGTTGTAAGTACAATATTGATTCTCAAGTAGTTTTTCTACAACAGGAGATTCTACCCGTTTATCAATAATTGTTAATTGATACGACGTATGAGTATGATATCTAATATCATCAGCATGTCGTTGATGAATACCTTTACGTCGATAAATAATACATGGGTATTCTAATTTTACGTTTGCGATTGGGTTGTAATAAACTTTATAGCTCTCACCGGTTAGTTCAACAGCTTTCAGAATTAGGTTATGCATGTCAAGTCGATTGCTCATTATAAACCCCTCCCAAACTGACAACAACGCGAGGAGGTCGGATATCGAAACTTTCGACTTTCCATTTGACCCCCTGAAATTCGATGTACACCAAATTTGCGATGTGTTCATTTAAAAATTGATTAGCGACAATTGACAGCTGGTTGGTAATGCGAACATTATCAATTGTTGATTTGTCGCTATTTTGATGTTGGTAATAATTACTTACCACAGTCCCTTTGATAGACTTAACTACTACCGTGGGTTCGTAGACACCAGGTTCGATTTCTACGTCATCAATTCTAAAACCAGCTTTTCCGCTAAACTTCATGGATTATCCCCCTACACGAGGACTTTCGGTACCAGTAGCAGCCGCAGCTGATCCATCAGCAGGTTTGAAGTATACTGCGGATTTAGCACGAGTAAGGGCACCAGACAAGCGAGTTTCGATCAAGTATTTCTGTTTGTTGAAGTCAATATCAAAGTGTTCGAATGTGTTCACTTCACCACCACGGTTTGTACCGATTTGGTAGTCTGCCAAGTTAACCATGATCATTTCTTCAGGTTTCAAGAAGTTTGTTTCAACGATTTCAGCAACACCAAACAATGAAGCAAGATATTCTTTAGTAGCAGGTTGTTGTCCACCGAATACCCATTGTTCGTTCTTGTTGCGAAGGAAACGAAGTTTTGTCAAGAAGAGTGGGTTCATGTACAATGATGGTGTACCAGAACCAAGCATCTTAGTCTTTTCTTCAGCAACTGTTTGGAATACGTCAAGAAGCGCTTTAGGATTGTAAGTAGCTTTGATTGTGTAGAAGTCTTCGTCTTTAGAGATTGGACGAATCTTATCTTCTTTGATCTTAGCAGCGTCACCAGTGTTACGTCCGTCAGATACAAGGATTGCTTGTGCAATTTCGTCATTCAACTTGATGCGCATTTCTTGGTTGAAGAATACAGCAACATTAAGTTGTTGACCGATATCAATTTGGTCGTCACGGTCGATTGATTGTTTTTTATAGATTGTTTGTGGGTCAGTCTTACGAGACAAGAAAGAAATGATTTGTTCTTTCTTTTCAGTTCCCTTGATGTAACCTTTGGCACGAAGTTGTTCATCAGTCAAGTCAGAAAGATCTGTCATGATAGATTTAACAAAAGCAGTTGGAACTTTAGTTACGTGCATAAGAATGTGCTCAGTAGCAGTGTTAGGTGAGTAGATTACTTGTACTCCACCTTGAAGAGCATGGTCAGGGAAAAGTTTGTCAATGTTGTTCATTGAGTGTTTAAGAGTGTCTCCGCCATCCATTTCAGAAAGAACTTGACCTACTGTACGACCACTTTTCTTAGCGGTTTCCAAAGCAGCTTCAAGTGAGTGGCGAATTTCTTGTTCGTCATTTACATTTTGTTCAAATGCATTATAGTGCATGATTTGTCCTCCTAGGGCAGATTGTTCTAATTCAGTTTCTTCTTCATCATCGTCGTCATCTTCTTCAGCAAGTTCGCTCAATACTTCTTCAACACGTGCTTCAACAGCAGCATCAAAGTCTTTATTAACGGATTCTTCATAATTATTTAGAGCTTCGTTAACTGAAGCTTCTGTAAGAATAGCGACCGCTTCTTGTTGGTCTTCATTAAGAGTTTCTAGAACTCCATCCATGATGTTTGTAGCTTCACCTTCATCAGCGTGTTGAATACGATCAAAAAGACTTACACGCTCTTTAGCAAGTAATACGTCACTTGCTTTATGCAAAAGTTCATTACTTTCCATTATAATAGTTTCCCCTTCATTAGGATTATCGGAGTGCTGTAACACTTCCGTAATAACAGCGCCAGGATTAGCTCCGGCGACTACAAGTGATACTTCATAGATATTACCATGGATTACATCGTTTTGTGGCGTACGTTTGATACGATTTGCCCCAATAGACATAGACCAGATATCTCCATGTTGTACGAGTTCTTTGGCACTTTTAGCTTTAGGAGTATTGTTGAAATATCCTTCGCCATAAACGCCGTCATCAGCATGATGCAACATAACATGACCAATAACATTCTCTGGTGTACTATGATCATGAGACCAAACCAGAGGAACTTTTTGTCCGTTATTGTCTTTAAACGCACCATGTCGAATAATAACACCGTCGGTACAACGAGTGTCGTTACGAGTTACATAACCCGCGAAATCATACTTGGGATGTTTATCCATTATACGACATTTCCTCCATCATTATTTGCCGCCATTTTGAAAGTTCTCATCCGTATACTCTTCTTGGGGGTATTGAGTATAATCGTATTCGCTTTCAGGGGACCCGACAGACCCAGGTATAGATACATCTTGACGAGCATCAGAAATATTTGGATTATACAATTGGTCAGCCATAGGGTCAGCGATAGGACCATACCCAATAACTGCACGGAATTCATTAGATGTAAGAATTCGGTTACGAAGCAAAGCATCCCCAATCGTAGCAAGTTGACTCGTAGGAACCAATTTAAATGGATCGCTATAAGTAACAATACGATGTCCTTGTGTATAACCAGTCTTAGTTATAAATTTTCGTTGAAACTCTTCTTGAATTCTTGTTACAATTGGATCAATTGTTCTTGTATAATAGTTTTGCATTTGCTCGGCATTGGCAGTACCATCAAATACTGATTTGGTCAAACCAATTTGACTTAGTAATTCATCGGTTAAATACTTAATTTCATCCATAAGATTCGAATTAATTTGTCTATTTAACTGAGTAATCTTTTCGTCAGCAGCAATATATGCAATTCCTAAATTAGAATCTTGAAGTTGCTTTTCAATGTCTTTAACACGATCATCGGCTTCTTTCTTCTTAATGTCGTTTCTGACAGGAACAGGAAGCTGTAAGATCATATTCCATTTATTAGCAACAGCGTCAATGTCTTGTTTATCTAAAATTGAAAGTTTCTGAATAAGGCGATTCATTGTAGGATTATCAGAACCTAGAATGTTTGCTAATGGATTTTCAATAATAGCACACATTTTCTTAGGTAAGATAACTTCTGTAAAATCACCTTTCATTTCATTATAGATTTTAACACGAACCTTAGTTGGAAACCATTCCATAATTTTACCAACTCGCATAGATTTAATATCATATGCATCCGATTGTGTAGGATCTAAAGTGGCTTCTACAGGGACTGCTGCCACAACACCTTCATCAAATAGTGAATATACTAAATCATGAAAGAAATCTGTAGCAGATTGGTCAATATTCATTTCGACTTCAAATAATCTCTGTAAAGAAGATCCGTACTGTACAGTTTGGTTTTCCTTATCTTCAGCCAACTTAACGTGTTGAAATTTAACAGTACTTGCATCCATAGCAATTCTATTAAAAATCATTGACGAGATTGAAGCTCTAGCGTATGTTCTAGTTGGAATTGAATTGTTTGGGTTTAAAGCCCTAGGTTCTGTTGAGAGTTGAAACACAGGTGGTGTTTCATTTAATGATGTTGTATCGTTTCGGTTAAACATAGTCCAGGCATGTTGTAAACCATCAGTAAACATACTCATAGTATTTTTTAGCCTTTCTATCCGAATAAGTCTAGATTACGTTTATACGCAACCCATGCGTCGATAAGAGCGGCAACATTATCTATCTTCTCGTCGGTTCTACGTTTAGATAATTTATAGTTACCGTTATTATCTTGAATAGCTATAGCATTACCCATAGCAAATTTCATAAGTTCTTCATCAAAAATTAATAGTCTTTCCATTGCTAAATTTTTGAGCTCACCCATAGGTACCGATTCTGTTTTGGCACCTTGTATTACTTTCTCGACACCATATTCTCCATTGTCTCGAATCCATCTTTCAACGAATTCTCTAGCATTATATGGGTCATAACCAAAAGCATAAACAACATACTTGTGTTCATAAATCATTGCGGATAAATCGTCGTATACTTTATTCATGTCAAGAACAACGCCATCCATAACAATCAAAGTTCCTTCCGCAATAAGTTCGTCGTAACGATTACGCATAGCAGAAGTTAATTTCTTGAGTTTTGATTCACAAACATATGATCTTGTTTTAACACCAAATCGTCCTCTACCTAGAGGGAATAAGAATGTAAAGGCACAGAAGTCATCCCCTTGAGATAAGTCGGCACCAAGTGTACATTCAAGACCGTCGAAGTTTTGTGGACGATGTGGAACTGTTTCTTCATAAACAAAGAAATAAGTATAACCTTCTACAGGTATACCAAAACGTTTTGCTAATGTATCAGCTCTTGTCGCAGGTTGATTCTCAGCACGTTCTACTTCATTTCTATATGTTTCATAAGAAACTGTAGCTCCAAGGTTAGGGTTGGCTTTCATCCATAGTTCTGGATAAGCAACTTCTCTAACATCATCTAATCGATAATACCAAATAGATACATGAGGGTTAAAATATCGACCTTCTAAAATGTCGACCAACTCCATCTTAATAGTATCACCGACACCGTCACGAGCAGTTCCTTCGGAAGATGTAGCGATTATGAGATAGTTGTCATTCTTGGAGGCACCTTGTTCGATTGCCCCTATGACATCTTCTCTAACTTCTCCAGAAAGCCATTCATCAACGGATGCGTACTTACATCTAAGACCTTGCAATTTATCGACAGACATAGGTCTTATTTCAAGTAGACTATTCGTGGCAAAATTTTCGACACCTTTCTTTGTTGACGCCAATAACTGTTTCTGAGTTAAATTCCCGGTCATTTTAGATCCTTGAACCATATATTTAATCAGAGGCCCTTTAGCTCTACTTAATGCAGTTCTAAAAGGTCCCATAATTTCCTCAGCTTGTTTCATAGTTGGCGCAGCGACTACCTGATGAGTAGTTGAAGTGTCTATCAACAACATGTATGCCTGCATGTATGTTGAATAAAGTGATTTAGCGGCTCCACGTCCAACAATTAAGTATTGTTTCGTAGTAAGTCGCTTAAATTTAGTTTTAATTTCCCATTTACCGAGTTTAGGGTTGTACACTTTATCCTCGGAAATGTAAAACCAAGCGAGGGCACATTCGGCCCATAATTTAAAGGACGGTAATAATGTAACATCGCTACCGTCTGTTAGAGTCATTTCATTTTCGCAAAATCTAACAAAGCCTTCAATCGCCTGATTATCATAGTAATAATCCGGAGACTCTATCAAGAAGTCTATTCGGTTCATTTCCAGAGATACCATACGATTAACCGGAATTTCACCTCTCAGAACAGCTTCTTTGAATTTCATGTATTCTTCCGGATAAGCTTTATTGGATAGTACCAAAACGTTATCTCCTATTTTCTAAATAGCCCACCAGCAAGTTTTCCAATTTCTTGCATTTCACGTCCAATATTTACAGTGTCATAATGCTCTGCTTTTAATTTCTTTGCAGCAGAAAGCGTAGCATTTGTAAATGGACTATAATTTTTAGGTTTGTTCCTCATTAAGTCATTGGTTAATGTCTTAACTCCAGAATCAACAACAGAATTAAGAACCGATTTTCCAACAGCCTTACCAAGAGCGGTAACTCCTCCGCCACGGTTCTTAGCATTAATAGCATTTGAACGTTTCATCTGCTCAGCGAAATCGTTTTCGAGTCTAAGTCGTTTAGTAGCTTTTTCTAAATCTTTAGATGTCATTTTATACATGTTTCCGTACTTACGTTGCCAAGCTGAAAGAGCAGCTTTTCGTTCTTTCTTTGCTTTTCTTGCACGTCCGAATTTAGAATTAGAATACCACTTTCGTACTCCCCATTTCATTCCTTTGACACCATGATGTTCAAAAGAATCTTCTCGAATGTCATCAATCGCTTGGAGCAGTTTGTGATTGTTGCTCATTAAACTCCTCCTTTTGGATGATTATACGATGAGCAGTAGATTGAATAGATTTCTCTAAAGAAGAAAGTATACTCCCAATTGGAGGATCGAATTTAATTCTAATGTTTAAATAAACATACTGTTTGGCTAATCGAAGTAAATGGTTATCGTTATTATTTAATAATTGTTCCCATTTTGAATCTGCACTCATAACAAAATCTTTGTTGATTTGAGTCAATTGAGATAATTCACCAACAATACCATCTAGTTCCATAATTAGTCGAGAATCAAACCCATTATCTTCCTCGGAGGCAAAATCTAAAACAGACTTTACGTCTTGTAGAATTGTCATATCCACCTCACCATAGTTTAGTATCTCCAGGTGTTCGTTCTATATAATTTGATTCAGGATAAACTTTCTTGTAATGAATTATGGCATGAGTCTCATAAGAAGTAGTTATTAGTAAATCTGGATTAAGAAGAATGTCTTCATTCCACTCTAATAGATCTTCTTCAGTTACAGGAATCATATGGTGAACTAATACTCGTCCATCAATATTGACTCCAGGAACTCCTAAGTCATAACCCATATCTCTAGCGATAACATAATCTCTTAGTTCTCGCCAAAGTTTGCTTCGATAGAATCTATTAGATATCTCTCGAGGCGATTTGTATCCTCTATTTATTAATGACAGATAATTCAATCTATCACCAAATGAATCAAATGTTATAAGCTTTGAATAACTCAAATCTTGTAGAATTTTTCTATCGGTTGTTAACAATGATGTCATAATTCTTCTGACGGAGCATAACCACGAATTGCCGCAATAACAGCTTCGCTATCTCCTTTACCTTTGACTTCACTATCAATCAAACTGATTTTAGATTCATTGAGTTTCTTCTTAGCTTTTAAGTTTTCCAACTGGATCTCGTTTTCAATTGTTCCATAACGAAGTAACGCATTCAATGTGCTTGGCGCGATTGTTCCATCTTGTAACTGTCGTTCTGCCAAATCAAATGCTTGCTTTGTTAATTGTTGCATTCTACCTTCGGGGGTGAATGCTTGACGAATTAAATAATCGTCTTTATTTTTCTTTCGAGGCATCCGTAACTACCTCCGCTTTACCCTGAAATTCTCTTAGTTCACGGACTGAATGTTCAATATAATCTTCAGCTTGTTCTGCCGATAGAATAACACCGATTTCTTTAGAAAATGCTAATAGTTTTTCTAAAGCTTCTTTTTTCTTATCTTTATTAGGAATCAATAAAGAATCTAAAGAAGAAACGATGATCATTGCCCGATCTGCTAACGTAATCACAGATTTGTTATTAGTCGATACACCAAGATAGCGAACTAATTGTAAAACTACAGGTGCAACAAAAACTAATAGCGTTAATACTTCAATGATTTTTTCAATGGTCATTCCTAGTCTCCTTATGTCTCTTTTCTTCTATGTAGTCATTGACTACTCTTGTAATATACGAGTTACCACCTTTTTGGGTGTAAACGTCGTATAAAGCTAAAACTTCAGCAATAGACAATCTCTCCGATTGTATACCAGTAATAATTTGTAATCGAAGAAAGTCTCTTTCTTGGGTCTGTTGCATTTCTTGAAAGCTCAATGTTAACGCTGATATAGCGTTCTTGATGCCATCAATCTCTTCGTTTTGCTTCTTTTCTAATTTATTCCATAAACGCGTGAATACTTTTGCACCAAAGCCTACAATAGATGCGCCAACGCCAATATAAATACCAATCTGTGATAGAACTTCAGGAGATAGAAGCCAGTATAGTAGTGCTTTAAGATGTTCACTAACCTCACTTGACATTTTATACCTCCTTTCCAGCTATTATCGACCCACTTCGGTATCCCAGAATCTGAGTTTTAATCCACTCCGGGGGTATTTTAGGGTGGTGGGGCGATGCAAGGGGGTGGGAAAATTTTGCGAACCCTCCCCCCCTATGGTTCTAAAGTTTGTTTCACATTTCATTCTTCAGTTGGTAGACGAATTGGTGTCGGTGTTGTAGGTTTGCACACAGTCCAAACGTCTTCAACTGGTCCTTCATCAATGATGTAATTGATTGCAGTAGCATGTAGCTGTGCTTCTTCTACTTCATCTAACACGTCATCAGTGTTACCAATGACTTCAGCTAATAGTTCTGGTGTGTTGTAACCGTGTTCAGTATCCCAACGTAACCATTCATCATAGTCAACGAAAGGATTGTATGGGTTGTCAAACGTTGTTAGCATTGTATCAACGACTGACGTCTCTTTAACGTAATCTAGTTCTTCCATCACGTTCTCCTTTCTAGACTAGGTTCTGTACGGTAGAGACACTAACACCTAATGCCTCTGCTACTTCAGCATAGGTTCTACCATTCTTAAGCATACCTTTAGCTCTGTTAGCAGTAGATAGACTAATAGTGTCTTCCTTCTTAGGTGTAGCCAACTGTTTGAGTCTGTCTGAGTCAGAGAAGCGAATGATGTCGGTGAGCATCTTAGTACTCACAGCACCAGACTGAATAGCTTTCCATTCATCAGGCTCAATAGTAATCCTAGACGAAGCTCCGTCAGCACCTGTACGTACACGAGCAGCAGCAATAGCCTGTTGTTTAAGCTTCTTGAGCTGGTCTTTCTGCATGTTAGGGTCACGTTTCTCAGCAATTACTTTGTTAGCAATCAGCTGTGCTTGACGTTCTCTAGGAGAGTTAGATAGAGCAAGATTAAGTTTGTTCTGTAGTGACTCTACTTGAGACTTGTACTGTAGCTTAGCTTCCTTGCTCATTGTCATGTTGGGCGTTGTCTCAACAACCTTGTTAGCTTTAGTTCGCATCTTACCAAGGGCGTTAATATAATCACCATACATATTTTCGATAGGGGTACCTGAACCAAGAGTCTTAGCATCTTTAACCATTTCTACAACATGGTCTGTGGAAATGGTTTTTGATTTCTTAATTGTTGGTTTTAGTTTAGGATTAGCAGCGAGTTCTTCTGGCGTTCTAGCTTTTTCCCAATACTCAAGGGTGCGATGCTCAGTCTTAGACCTAGAAATAAGAGTTGATGCTCCATTTTTTATTTTTCCAGATATAACATCATAATGTTCTTGATATTTTTTCTTTAAAGATGGAATATCATTTTCTCTTTCAGATCTTTTATAATCTAAATTATGTTTTTCAGCATCAATAACAACCATCGAATGTTTAACGGCTCTAGCAATTTCAGATTGACTAGCTCCTTTAAGAGTCATATCAGTAATAAGGTTTGATACTTCTCCCATTTTTCTTTGTTTCTCTGGCCAGTTACCTTTTGAGTCACGCTTCAAAACTTTTGGATCTGTAGAATAATATTTATTGGTGTCAAAGTTTTTAAGTTCTTTTAATGAACGACTTGTTTTAATTCCGTTTTTATTATTCGGAATAACCATTACAGTGTCACCATCGAAATCGGCACCAGATAATTTAGATGCAACAGATGAGTCAATACCAACTGCATCTTTTGCTCCCTTCATAAATTTAGCAGGACCTTTTTCTAGTTTATTATTAACAGTTAATTCTGGTAATTCGAAAATACCACCATGAGGATATCGAACAAGAACTACTTTCTCTCCATTCTTAAAGTTTGGAGCGTAGATTTCGTTTGCTTTAATACCAGACAATGGTAAAATAACCTGACCTTTCATTCTATCAAAGCCGGTTAATTTAAGATTATGTCGTTTAGTTGTTAGACCATCAGCAAAATCTTGCATCAATGCTTTTTTGATAACAGGATTTGTCAGACTATTAATTTCGTTAAACTCTTTTTGTAAATTGTCGTATGTCGTTTGAATGCGGCCTTTCACAAGAGCAGGTGGTTGCTTAGAAACAAACTGAGAAGATAAGGTTTTAGACCAAGTTCCCCAGTCACCTTCCTCATTGACTTTATTAATAGCTCCTTTTTGTCCATTGGCTTTAATTTGAGCACCAAATGGATTATCCGGATCATCTTTTAATTTCTTAAGAACAGACTCTTTAGGTGTTCCTTGTTTCTTATTGGTGTTGAAAATAACATCTACACCTTTAGGAAAATCTTTAGGGTCTCCATAAACAGCCATACCTTTAAGATAATGTGTTCCACCAACACCGATACGAACCTGAGCATATCTAGATCCACCAAGGTCTAGATCTTTGACACCTGGACGAAGTTCCATAACTCCATCTTTATCGGTACCTCCTTGCTCATCGTATCTAATGTTTACACGTTTCCAATCAATATGTTCAATTGGTCTGAGTCCTAATTTGGTAGTACCATCTTCGGTTTTATATAAATTAGGAGGAACGATTTCATGTTTATGTTCACGAACAATATCCGGATTAGATTCTTTTGTAAGAACTTTCATTTCTACCCAGTGATCGTCGTTAGTAGCATTTTTAACATATACTTTATGCATATGATAACCTTCTGCTTCTAATTGTTGAACTGCACGCTTAAGAGTATTTTCTTTAATACCTAATTGTTGCGCGGAACCAAGACCGACGTCCAAATATTGGTTCTCTTTGATAAGTGCTTTAAGATCGTTTTTAACACTTTCCATTCGATTTACATTATGTCGAACTTGTTCATTTAAATTCATACGAACAGATGACTCAGGAATACCAGTCCTACGAGAAATCTCGGTTGGACCTAATCCTTTTTCATGAAGTTCCATAATCATAGATTGATTTTTAAGTCGAATGGTTTGGTTGGCAATTGTATTTCTTGCACGAAATTCACTTGTCGTAATACCTAGTTTTGTTGCAATTTGCGTATCAGTCAAACCTGTTTTACGATATTTTGCAACAGTGTCGGACCATGATGTAGCCCGTTGATATGAGTTCTCTCCTGAACCCCATTTATATCGTCCACTATGAGGAATACTTCCTTGGTGTGGCGTTCCTTGGTGTTCAAGATAGGCTTCTTCTAAATTCATTACGAATATGGTCCTTTCTATCTAGGTTTGTTTTCTAAAATCCCAGAAAATTCTTTTATTGTGTGATAAACGTCATAAACATCTTCTGCTTCAGGAATATAAGTATCAATATTCTCACCTTGATAAATACGAAGTTCAAAATCAGTTTTCTCTGGTTTAATACCGTATTCCAAACAGAAATAAGCAGCATAAACAAGTAATTGCTCCATTTTTGGTTTGGTAACGCCTGTTTTTAAATCATGTATCCGAAGAAATCCACGGGGATTATCTTTCTTAGGTGGGTCATATCGTATAGCATCGGCTGTACCAAATGCATATGGTGAGTAAAATAACAATACTTCACTATCCATATGATAACCGATTGCATCATTAACAAAATTAGCAACTGCTGGATGAGTATGTCCAGGTAATAAGCGAATTCTATGTTGAATTGCTTGACTGGCAAACTCATGAAGTTCAGTTCCTCTTTGTTTTGCTTTTTCATTTTCAAAACGTTCAACCAATTTCTCAGGGTCATATTTTAACCAATGGCATTGACTAGCGCTCAAAAATGAATGTTTACCTTCGAATTCGGGATGTCTGTTCCATTTCATTAAGAACTTCCTCCTTATTCTCTGGATATATAGTACGAGCCCATCCACCCATCGAATTATACTTTTCTAAGTAATATTCTTGATTAGGTCGATAAGGAGCAGTCGCACTACGCTTAACTTCTAAATGATAAGAATATGGACCAATGTCCACTGACAAGTCGGGTATTCCTTGAATATGACCCGAGTCGTTTTTCTTAACAATTGCATCAGGAAATCTATTATGAAGGTCCTGAATTAATGTTCGCTGAAAATCTCTTTCGAGTTTGGACATGTTTGTTCTACCCAGTTCCTTTCATTAAATTTCTTTTTGTTTCTTATGGAGCGTTCAATTGCATCATCAATAGAGGCAGGGGATTTAAGATAGAGATAAAATAAAAAATTAAAGGAGGTGTTCACTCGATTTATCCGGCCCTCGGATTGCTCCATAATCCGATAGGAATAATTTAGAGAATAAAACAATATTGTATCAGTAGTAATACAGTTCCATCCCTCTGCCCCGGCCGTGTACTGAACCAAATATACCCACTCAGCAGCATCGGGTATAGGTTCATGTTTCTGACCGTTCCATTGATAGTATGCCCTATTTAATTCTTGACAAATCTCTTTGAGAATATCAAGTTCATAGGTGTAGTTATAAAAGACAATAATTCTATCGCGAGTCATGATCTGTTGTTTAGCATTTTCTATTCTACGAGGACTAGTGTTAATTATTCGTCGTAGAACTTGCGTAAACTCAGATGCATTCGTTATAGGTGCTTCCGTAAATGGATTAAACCTTGTATCGACAACTCGTTTATACAATTCTTTATCAAAAGAAGTGTTTATATATTGTCTGTTGACTTTGGTTGTTCTAAAATCAGCCATAGGTACAGCTAAATGTTTTCGCAACCGTTCTAAGCGGTCCACCTCATGATATCGTTTTATCTGAGGGAACTTAGAATATGGATTGTATTCGACGTGTCTGTCTACAAATTCAGTTTTGTTTCTGTAGAAATTGTTTGCTAAGAATATACACATCCAATCCATCCAAACATCTCCGGGTGTAGCGGTTAACATGATCCATTTATTCTTACGAGCAATCTTAATAAAAGATGTGCCCCATGAACCATATCCTATCGCTCGTTGTTCATCGAATAAAAAGAAAGCATCTTTAACATTAAGATACTTGGTTATATTATTCCACGAGTCAACGGTCCCTTCAATACCGAGCATTTCTAAATCATGATGCCATTCTTTATCATTACGTTTCTTAGCTACTGTAATAATATACAAAGGCAGGTCTCTATGATTCTCTATATAATAAAATAGGCCGGTTAAAGATTTACCAGAACCGACCTTCCCGCACAATACAGAACCGTTATGCAATCTATCAACCGCTCTCCTTTGATAGTCGTATAATTCAATTTTAGAATCCATATTTACGACGTAGTGGGTTGTCGACTACACGAATATATGCATTCTTTAAGTTAAGACGAGCATATTGTCCATCTGGACTTGGGTCTCGTCTAGCAATCGTCATATCACACAAAGCAATTTCCATATCGTCCAACATAGCCAATTGACTTTCGTCATTCAAATACATTCTATCTGTTGGAAGAATTTCTTCGTCGATAGGAGTATCTCCATTATCATAAATAATAGCAATGCTAGGAAGTCCGAATTGTGTATAAACACGAACTTTGAAGAAATAAGACGGTCCAAACATGTCTGGATTTTCAGCCATCTTCTCTGCCATTTCATCTGTGATATTTTTTGGCTCGTATAATTTAACATTAACACCGTATTGTTGTAGAAGGTCTACATCTTCAGGGTTTACCTTAACGTTAAAATAACGGTCGCCAGCGCGATTGTATTTTTCTTGACGCCCACTAAAGTTGCGAGAGAATAGAAATTCAACTTCTTCCAAAATAATTTGGGAATTTGAGATTTGTGAAATTTTTGTCATAGTATTGTCCTTTCTATCTGACTAAGTCTGACATTGTTTTCAAAAAAGAAAAGGGAGAACAAATCAGCAGAATTTTGTTCTTCCTCTCTATTATGTGCCATGTAAATCCTGCGATTTCAAAATAGACTATTTTTCATCACCCTGCGAAATTTGCAGAGCGTCGGCATAGTCCTTAGGCATATCATCAACGATTTGGTTGATATCACCGACTTTAATAATTTTCTTGAGGCCGTCAATCGCAATCTTGTCGTAATAAGCAAAATCAACATCTTCATAATCGAATTCCGAAGTTTGTTTGAACAAATATCCTTTTGTCCCAGCAATAGATTTAAAGTTTTCATTATCGTCCGTCCACATACATTCTTTTCCAGACTTGGAAGCATATATAGACCCGACCTTACCAACAAATTCATCGCCAAGATAAATATGACCTTTTGATTGTTTAGTAATAAAGAAGTCCCTATCAACTAATTCCTCTTTGGTCCACACACGTTTCAACAAATATGTGTTCGCATACTCGGCACCTGTTGGTGACCACCTATCATCTTCAAGCTGAGCAATATAAACCGCGTTGTTAATAAGAGCCATACGTTTGTAAGTATGCTCATGTTCAAACTTGTAGTTATATTTCTCTTGTTTACCAAAGTCCATAACGAATTGAATAATCTTATCATCAGCATCTGGGATTTTAACAGAGTCCGTCTTAATATGACAAACCTTGTATCCTTGTTCTTCAACAGCAAATTTCAAGTCGACCATAAATAAAGCTCCACGTTTAGCAACGATGTTGTCAATATTGTCTGGGTGTTTGAACTTATTGTCAAATTTAGCAGAGGTCATTCCATATACTGAGTTGATTACAATCTTCAAAGCATTAACCAAAGGTTTACGATATTCTGGATTATCCAAGAACGGAGCCAAGATACCATCAAACATTTGTTTAACTTCATCAATCTTGTTATGTTTAAGTAATACACGAACTTTAAGTAAGTCAGCATATCTTTGAGTGTAAGGTCCGAAGTAGTTCATATTTACAAGAGAGTTCGGATGCATAGACTCTACGTCGAGCAGAGCGATATTTTTGTAGACTCCTGGTTCTGCATACACAAATCCACCTTCGCCTGTTTCGAAGCCACGATAATATGACTTACCAAACTCATATTTGTAGCCAGGGAAGATTGTGTCAAGTTTAACATAATTAAATTTGTCTTGTGGTTTAGGGTCATCACCAAAGATAAATTTAGCAGTAAGCTGATTGTTTGTCGCATTCATCGAACCTTTTGAAATGGTTGCTAAGATTTCACGCGCAACATAGTCAGCATATATAGCGTCGAATAATTTCTCAGTTGCATCAACGTCATTCACACAGTAATCAACAACTACAGGAACTAATTCGTCAGGAACAGGTTGGTCCCAAGGGATTTCCATTTCCACGTGTTTAATTCCTAAGTCAACTTCCCAACGCTTGAGGGATTGTTTCTTCTGAGAGTACTCATAAATATCGGTGTAGCTTAATTCATAAGCTGCCGCATACATTCCACTCTTCGCATTTTTTTCGTTAACAATTCTGTATGACTGACGGAACAATTCTAAATTGTCACATCCGAGCAGTCGTGCATAGAGAATATGATTGTCGTATCGTCGGTTGTTGAAACCAACTAGAGGAAATGATAGCAAGTGTTCGATTTGGTCTGGAGTTGGATTAACCCATTTTACAAATTCGTCTTCACCATATTTCTTCCACACGACAACAAATAAGTTTGGATACACCTCAATATCGAAGAACACTAATTCTTCTTTCGGATATATCTTTGTGAAGTTTGTCAGCTTAGCTTCAGTTGCACCATCGTCATCACGAATAGACGACCATGGAATTTTCTGAAATACAGCCAAACAATAATCACGGTTGTTAGTTGAACGCAGTGCTCTTAAAAATACATCATGCTTCAAATCAGTCAAGTCATATTCTAGACCCATGTCATACGCTTTCTGAATTTGGTCAGCAATCCAATCGATTGTTGGTTTTGTATTTGGATGGCTTGGTTTCTCACCCTCAATAAGACCCAACTGTCGTTTAACAAATTTACGGAGTGTCTTCTCCGTGTATGTTATTTCTTTTACCTCTTCGTACATCTTAGCCTTTCTCTCTTTCAGCGGCAAGCCCGATGAAATATGAGATGGTTGGAGATTGTTTGACGCTTTGTCAATCCGTCTCAAAGAGGCGTTGCCTTTATACACTTTGATTTCAATATGCTCATCGACCAAATTATCAAGTTCGTTAACATTACCATCGTAGATATAATGCAAATGAATACCTTGACCTGATTTGGAAACTTCAGCATAAGTCGGAGGGAATTTGGAAGCAGCCTCAATATTTAAATCAAGGTTCTTATTTCCAGCCTCGTCTTTCAAATCGAAATCAATCACAATATGATTCAACGGAACTTTAACCCAATGTAGTTTTTCCGTATGAATATCTTTTAAAGTTGTACGTACATCTTCCCATTTCATCATGGGATTTCCATTTCGTTGCGCTAGCTGCGCTGGATAGTCAGCAGCAAGTCTGTTAAATACACGATTGTTGTAGTCGAATTTAAGCCAGTTATCTGGAACAATCATTTCGTCCGGATTACTTGTGCTGACAAGTCCTTCTGGAAATGCAACATTCCATTTAAATCCTTTGAAATAATTCTTAACACGAGTACCATCCACAGCGCTATCTTTAACCATAGTTTCGAAATAACGCAAAGCTTCTCGTTTGATAACAGCCTTATATCCATCTGTCTTCCATCCCATGTCTTCCAAATATTCTTTATACAGTTCGCTAATCTGACGAAGACTAATTCCTTCTTGCATATAAATTGCGTGTGAGCGAATAAAGTCAAATATATGGTCAGTCTGTTCGGCCATCTCAACATCGAAGTATTCATCAAAATAATCAAAGCCCAATTCTTCAAATCTGTTAATTGCCATATAAGCAATATAAGGCAGTTCGAATTTAATTTGAGCCATTAGCTGATTATATTTTGTATGACTGACTTTCTGTCCACTAGGATTTACAACTACAGCACGTCGAGTAATACCCGAGTCAACGTTACGAACTTTATAACGTTGGTTTGACGCTGTAATCAATAATCCGTTAAATGTGACAGAATAAGGTTCTTTAAATTTTTTATTAACCTGAATAATTTCATGACTTGTCAATTTCAATAACGGGGTATCGTTTTGAATATGACTGATATCCGTATCCTCGTCAATCAATAACGGTACTTCCTGAACTTGTCCTGTTGCAAACTGGTCATTGCTTGTGAGCAGTTTCAAGTCGATAGGAGAACAGTAATCTTGAAATAGCATACGAAATATTTTTAAAACGGTACCTTTACCGCTACCCTTAGAACCATACAAATACATAAATTTTTCAATCTTGTACATGTTGTTGGTAAATAACGCACCCATGAACCACAATATCTTATCGAGTTCTTGTGGCATATACAAAGTGCCAACCAATTCAGTAAATGCTGGAGCATCTCCTTCTGTTGGTGTATAATTTAATTGAGTAGTAGCATAATCACGTCTCTGCATCTTGTGGTCTGCGAATAATATCTTTTGGTTAAAAGACACATCACCCGACTCACAGGCCTTACAGAAATCTTGAAATAACCTGAACTTACCAACTGACGCTCTACGGATTTCCTTAACATCAATTCGTAAACCAGGTCTACCTTCTTCTATTTCCTTAGCTCTTCGCCAAAGAAGAGTATCAATATCATAAAATAAGTTCTTCTGTTGGGTGTCCCAATAAGAACCATTCCAGTACGCATAGAATTTAGAACCTTTTACTACTAAATCCTTTGTATCACCAAAAATGAAATCGGGAGATACTTCATAATCAACAGTTCTGTTGTTTGACGTGAACTTTTTGATAGAAACGTCTAAAAAATCCACTCTATACCTCCAATTCTACCATCACCCGTTTTTCCCCCGTTTTACCCCCTCTCACCATTGTATATATAAACCAGTTCATTTTCAACTCATCCCAATATACAATAGGAAAAGGGGTCGTTTTTGGGGGAGAAATAGGGGATTTTAATAAATTTTTCACCTTTTTTCTCAAATTTTACCTCAATATTATAGGTCACCAAGAAATCCCCCAAATTTCCTCAGATTTTTTGGGGGATAGTTTTGAGCCAAAATTAGCCATTTTTAGACCAAATTTTCCTACAATATCAATGCAAATTCCTACAGTCATCCAAAATTTTCGATGCATTTTTCCAGCAGTTTCGCCAGATTTATACCCCGAAAATCTCAGAAATATACCTATTTAGAACGTTTAATCCATCGTAATTCCACCCGATTTACTAAAGAATTATCCGTTTGATAGCTGTTTGCGACCCTTACAAGGTACTCAAATCCATCAATTTTTACCCGGATAATCTCACCATATAAAGTAGATAATATAGGATTACGAGACAATACAAGCTTCCAGCCAGTTATAATCCCGTCCACATCTTTAATATACTTTGCGTCAAACGCATCTAGCACTACTGGCGAATTTGTATTTTTCATAATTATTTACTTAGCGTCCTTATCTTCTGTTGTTGCCACTTTTTCTTTAGGTGGCTCTTGATCAGTTAGTGTTTCAGTTGTAATAAATCCATCCGGTTCGACCTTGAATGCAGGTTTATCATCAAGCTTACCATCTGGAAGTAACAAGTACCAACCATCATTATATTTAATGAAGCAGTCAGACTTCATATCTCCATCTTTAGGATCACAGTAATACCAGTTGTCATAGTATTTAACCCAACCTGTCTTCATTGCTCCGTCTTTATCGAAGTAATACCATTTACCACCGATTTGTTTCCAAGCGGTAACCATATATCCCTTCTCGTCAAACCAATACCATTTGCCATCGGTATGATTCAACCAGCGTTCAGCATACATATATCCGTCTTTATCGAAGTAGAACCAACCCTTACCATCTTCAATGTACTCGAAGCGGTTTGTTGGATATGATCCGTTTTGACGAACATACCACCAACCAGTGTCGTTATGATGCCATCCTGATTCGATTGGTTTGGCTGTAGGAGCTCCTGTAAGACGGTATACGTAGAAATATGGTTTACCAGCATAATACCAACGTTCGTCATGGTCGTTTACACTAATACCGTTGTATGCGTAGTTACAGTGGATGATATTATCACTATCTACAAAGATACCAGTGTGTCCACCAGCACCTGAAGAATATCCTTTACGTCCCCAGATGAAGATATCACCACGTTGAGCATCCCAAGGTGTGTTCTCAGCAATAAGTTCAAATCCATTGTCAAGCAACCATTGATGCTCGTATTCAGTGTTTACTGCCCAACCAGCAGATACTGCTCCACCTGAGCGTAGAGCGTAGTAAATAGATGATGAACAGTCGTATCCATCAGGACCATCACGGTGGTCCATACTGTAATATACCTGTCCTTCACGGTTTTTCATCCAAGCTAATGATGTTTCTAAATTAATTGTCATTTGTTTTCTCCTTTTGGTTTAAAATAAAAATTTGGTATGTACCCATTAAAGAAGGGTTCTTGTTTATTTTCAGTACTTCCTAATATAGACTCCCGAAGTTTCTTCCATTCTTCGGATTTAACTGTATGACGACCCCCTAGATAATCTATCCACGGCTTCGTATGAATATAGATGTGCAGGATAGTAATGTTTAGTTCTATCGGTTAATGAAATAGCGAATGCGGAAGCACCATCATCTTTAGAATTTGATTCAATACGCTCAACATTAAGAAATGTCTCGGTTTGACCAGTAGTTCTATTTCTAACAATCACTATCATTATAATCTTACTCATTATTGTCACCTTCTTTAGGAAAATTAAATCGTTTAGTCAGAAATTCAGACTCAACATCACTCACGGGATTTTTGTCAGTTTGCGAATACAATTGTTCTACGACACCTTCAAGTACCATTCGCTTCTCGTCTTGAGTTAAATCGCTACGAGTTTTGAAATACCTTGAGAAAATATCGAAAGATAAATACTCACTTCCAAGAATGATGTTCGCAATTTCCTTGTAATAACTACGACGTATTTTAGCACAATGAATTCTAGTTTTCAAATCAGTCTTAGGATTTCGTTGGATCTTAAGATTTGAAACAAGGAAACCAATAACCCCTTCCATGTTTTTAGAAAGCTCTTCGATTTCTTTGTTTTGTGGAATGCACTCAGAAGCATAACGCATAATATCGATCTGATCGTCATCATTATGAGTATTCTTTTTAGGTCGTTTGAAAGTCATGTATGGTTCGTCTTGACCGAACGTATACACATGACTAACCTCTTCTTCCTCCCCATCCTCAGCTCGAACACCCTTTAACCAGCACGCAGTCATCGCAGCGTAGTTAGATAGGTCTTCTAAGGTGTCTAGGAGGCTCTCAGAGCCCACCTGCTGCGTTCTAGAGTCGTCTGTGAGTGCTTCTAAGCGGTTCGTTTTGTCGCCCATACGGACGATGCTAGCCACGATTCCGTGCTTGTCTAAAGACTCCTCAAATGAGTTGCCATAGTCAGAATTCTTCTTACAAAATGTCTTGTATTGTCCATCGTATTGCTCACGCATTGTGTTGTTATTTACTTTTGTCATTTTCTTTCTCCTTTAATACCCAAAACCATTACCCTTAGGATAAGCTTGATTAAATTTATCCATAGACTCGAAGTATTCAATCAAAGCAACATTAGACATAGGAATATATACAATGCTGCGACCTTGGTCACGTAATTCAATCTTAAGTATGCTACATCCTTCGTCCAAGAAGCAATAATCCTTAACTCCTTGCCAAAGATGCACTGCAATTCCTTTAGCATTCCGAGCCTGATTGTCGTTTATGTATTTTACATACAAAACTCTGTTAGCCATGTAAATCTCCTTCGTCAATATTGTCAAGATAATCAATAGCCTCTTCGATAATACCCTTCACAAAATCAATTGTGTTGTGCTCATCGGTATCATTAGCATGATTGCAATCGAAACCAAGAATAGAATATTTCATTCGGTGTTCTTCGTAAGTGATTCCTCCGTGGAAGATTTCATCAATCCTATCCTTAACTTTCCTAATATCAATTGTAGCAGGCACATGGATATAACCACAATACCACCAGCTACGAAGAGACATGTCTTTGTAGTCTCTATTGAATTCTTTTATAAGTTCACGAGGATATTCAATCTTTTTAATTGACCCTTCAAAACCTTTGTACTCCATATCCATAACATCAATAATACTCATTTTATTGTACCCTTCTACTTTTCCCAGTTAGCGGAGTAGGTTTGATGATTTCATCAATAGCCAAAACATCCGCTTTCAAAATTTCTATAACAACAGATTCTCTACCAGAGCGATATTCTATTTCACAGAATTCAACGCCAGGCCACCAGTTAATTGAGGTGACGTCTTCAAATCTTACAGTCTTAATATCGTCATCACTACTAACGTATTTAAGATCAATGATGATTGGATTTGATAAACGTAAAATGAATCCGTCATTATTTAGTTTATTCAACAACAAAGAGTCTTCATCAGGTTTAATTCCATGATTAACTCCTTTAAATAACCCCATACCAAACGAATTAATTCTCTCAGACATTGGGTATTACCTCACTTATTGTTCATTAGTTCAACGACTTTCCAGTATTCAAGTTTAGATAAGCCAATACCTGTAGATAACACGCGCCCATCAGGAATACGGTATTCAAATCGAATAGTATCAAGTGTGTTTTCGGAAACATATGATACGTTAACTACATTCTGAATGAACATAGGCTCTTCGACTTTCCCATCAGTACCTTTAACAGCATACTCTACAAGATATTCATTCTCTCCATCCCATAGTGGCACAATATCATCCCCGTATTTCATTACCTGTTTTTCTTGAGATAGACCCATTGATCTTCGTAAGTCATTCTCAGAGTTGAAGATACTGTATTTTGTGACATATTCATGATTGATACTTTCAATCATGTCAATACCGTTAAGGCGGTATAGGATGTGTAGAAATCCTTCTTTCACAGTCACGTCTTCAACATCAGTGAAAATATTGTTCATACAATAGTCATCGATGGTAGGATGTTTAATATAAGTTACATTAACAGCTTTCTTACTCATTTACTTCAGCCTCCCAATATCGTTCGCCAGCAATAAAACGACGAGTTTGTTCATCGGTTAGTCTGTGAACTTTCTGAATATCAGAAATGAATTCGTTATAGTAATCGAAATTATCAATTACCTTACCTTCACGACGAACTGTGTCAAATGCTTGCCAGTTCAACTCTTCTGGATAAATAGGAGGAGTCAAGCGGCGCAAGTGCAACAATGGGAATTTGATTGTATGGTCTTCTACTTTGAGTTGTAGAGAAATAGAATTATCCCAACCAAAGAATTCGTCAAGCGGCTCAACCTCAAGACCAGCAGTTCTTCGTAAGTCAGCCACGGTTACCTTTCCGCCATTAGAAAGATGACGTAAAATAGCATCAAGCCACACCATCATTTGGTCTTCAGGTTCGCATGAAAGAAGTTCATATAATTCATTATAATCTTCTGCTTGTTTTTCAAAGTCAGATGGTTTGATAACAGGAATACGCATAATGTCTAGTGAATATCTCATTTTAGTTTTCTCCATTCAATTTTTTCTCATAGTCTACAATCCACTTTGGCTTCTGTAGAATATCATAGTTATAGTAATTTTCTTCTTTAATAGTAGATAGTAGGAAGTAGTTGTGAATATATAACTCTGTCCCATTAGGACGACTAGATACAAAAGGTGTTAACCCAAACATGTAATCCAAGAAACGGTTTTCTGGATGATAAATTTGAGTCCAAGCCACATTAGGATGTCCAGTATAGTAGTTACCATTCAACTTAAACCTGAACATTTTAAGACGTCCCTCTTTAATAGAGTTAGCCATATATTTATCGAAGTTTAAGTCCTTCCTAAGTAAGTCCAAACAGAATAAATGCTGATCTTTTATGCTCTGAAATATCAGAATTCGTAAGTCAGTGGGCTTTTCGGATATAAGAATGAAAGGATAATACCCTCCATTCTTAGTATCTTTCATTAAATTGTACTTTGTACCTACGAATATGTTTAGTTTAGGAGCTTTGATGTTGTGTTCTAACATAACTCCATTACATACATCGGCCCATCTGGAAAATACGGGACTAAATGTCTCAGTCTTTGCGAAATTCTCAGCGTGTTCTTTTAGACCACCTTCTGTGATCTCATATTCTGATCCTTCCCAACCATTAAAGAATGATAAAATTCCCTTTATCATCGCCTTTCACCTCTTTTTCATTCACATACAAACCATCGTTAATCACTCCTTCAGTATATTCTTGAATTCCAAACGTATACATTTGAAGTTTATTGGAATTTGATACTGGTACCATAGAAAACATTGGGTATACATAACAATACATATTAATCAACTTGATTACATTCTTATAATCAGAGTTTGATGCGTATGATATCATTCGATTGTACACTTCAAAGTTGTTGTTTTCATCTGTAGTATTCCTGAGAATACAAATACAAGGTAAATCCCAACCTTTCTTATAAAAGATTAGGAAGTTGTTACCCGCAGAAATCTCTCTGAGATAACGAACTCTACCTGTACGATTGAATAAGACAGTATACTTGCCGTTGTTCAAACTGTACTTAGCCGTCTTATTCATATGGTATTGGATTACTCTCCAAGCATTACTGTCTGTAAATCTTTGGAAATTGAAAAGCTTATTATCAAAATATGGCATCTCTTTATACCATACTTTCCAACGGTCATCCTTCCAAATAGAAAGGATAACTCTCGTACTCTCGACATATTCTTCTAAAAGATTTTTAATATGGTCACTCACTAATCCTGTCTTCAACAGAAATAAACTCACAAGTTGTTTTAACATTTTATTCTCCTAGCCATTTTTCTTCTTTTGATGGATATTGAATACGAAATTCTGGAATGAACCTGTCATCCAAAATATCTGTAATTAAATGGTTGTGCTCATGCCACAAACTATGAGAAGTCTTATACTTCTCTTCAGAAATATGGAACAATCCATAAGTACCATCGATATTCGCTTTACCAAGTCTATGACGTTCTACAAATGAAATGATTGTATCATTGATTACTGGATCTTCGTCATATTCTAAGTCAAGACCTAAAGTCTCAACCATCATATCTGCGAATTGTTCAGTAGTTCCAGCCTTACCAGTAGCAAAATCAAGTTGCTTAGCATAGTAAATAATCATTTCACCAATAGATGCCCAATCAGAATAGACAGTGCCAGCACCGAAGTATTCCGTACGGTCACGGATAATATCTTCTCGTGCATTCTTATCACCTACGTTTTCCTTGATTGGAATATATTCCCATGAGAATAACACAGCCAGGTTATCACGTAGTTGTTGATCCTGGATATCATAGCGTTCCATAACAAGTGCACGCCAGTAGTCGTAGATTTCTTGTGTGTTATCGCCATAAATACGACGGTCATGTTCCATATCATTGGCAATTAACGATTTAATTTGAGCTGTCATTTCTTGTGTCATACTAATAATATCACGCGCACTAAATACATTATCACGGTGATTTAGTAATCTGCTCCCTTCCTTATACTTTTGAATATATTCGAAGACGTTTCCGTCCATGTCTTGTTCTTGGATCAATTCTTCAGTCAGTGGATTGAAGTCTGCTCCGAAACGTTTTTCATAAGGCGATAGTTCACGACGAATATCGTTATCAGGTGTACGATACCAATCAAGACCATCATTAGGGAGTCCATCGATTTCACGAATATGTTGTTCGAATTCTTCTTCGCGTTCCACCTGCGCAGCTAATTTTTCTTCCATTTTCTTAGCTTCTGCCTGTTCAACAAGTTCTTCGTATGTTAGACCCTCAGCTTCGAGTTCATCTTCTTCTTTCCACCATTTGTAAATACGGTAGGCACCATATCCGACGCCTGCTGCACCCACAATACCCAATAAAATCTTTACAGGTGTATTCATGTTAGTTCAATTCCTTTCGTGTTTTCTTTGGAATAAAATCATGGAAGTTTGTTGTCGCATATAGGTTGCGAGGTAGTTTCCAGCGTACGTAGAATTGGATTTCAGTTTCTTGTTTGTCATCGTTCCATACTTCATGAGCGTCCCATTCTAGATAGAACCCATCAGTATCTGTCCAACCAAATGGTAGAGCTGCTTTAGGAACTTCAAATCCAAGAATATCCAATACTTCTGCAAATGTGAGCATACCTTTACGCATCATCTTTTCAGTTAATACGTTATCTGCTTCTTTAATGACACCTTCGTTATATTCTGGGCTATCAGAAGCGTATTTGTGAGATTTCTTGAACCACATTCCATAGAAATCACCTTCGTTAGGTACAATTGACTCAACTTCAATTTCTTCGCCATCAACTTCTACAGTCTTAGTTTCAAGTGGTGCGTCAATTTTCTTGAATGTTTCTTCATCAAGAACTGTTTTAGCGCGTAGACGGTAACGAGCGTGTTCTTCTGTAACCATAGCAAGAGCTGCAGATACGGCTTTAAGACGATTTGTTTGGATTGCGAAACCTAATACGATAGCTGCAGTTGATGCTGTCGCTACTGCTACTGGTACAGCTACGTCTTTCGCAATATCCGTTACAACTTCCATACGAGAATATGGGTCACCTTGAGCATCCATTTGTTCGTATTTTGCTTTAGTAGCTTCAAGTTTCTTACCAGATTTGATACCTTCATAAACAGAATATCCATAACCGACAAGACCAGCACCTAACAAAATATATGGTGCGTACTTCTTACCAAGAATTTTGGTTGTTACCCATGTAGTTTTAGCTGTTGATTTGATTGCATTTACGTTAAATTTCATTTTTATTACCCCTTTTTATAAATGTTCTGCCAAAATTGTATACGCCATAGCTGACTCACTTGTGAAATGCGAATGCGCAGCCACTTTACGATCTTTATTAATATGGTCAACGTGGTCAAACTCAATAGACCATTTGTTTCCATCTCTAGAGATTTCAATGTTTTCGACCTCTGCAAATAACATTGGTCGTACTCCTGCAATTTTAGGATAAATTCTAATTCTCACCTTCGAGCTCCTTTTTAATTTGTAAATATAATTCATCAATCTTTTTGTTGATGAATTCTTCCTTAGTTTTGTTTTGTTGTAATACATCTGGTGTTATCCAGAAATAACCGATGCGATACATAGATCTATCAAAGTTATACCATTTACCTTGATACTTAATCAAATATAGGTTGTTTATAATTTCGTAATGTTCGATATTATACCATGTATCAATATGTATCCCATTGTGTAATATAACACAGGACATGGAAAGTTCGTAATCTTTCATGCATATATTATTTTCCTTTCACCCATAAGTATGCTAGGATAACCCAACCGAATGGTGGTGTGCACAACAAGAATAAAGTTCCAAGACAGCTTTTCATTTTACTTTCCTCCAATAAATGATTTTAAGTTTTTATTAAACTTTTGTTTTCTTTCACGAACCAAACGAATACGTTTTTGAGTCGGTGTCTCAGGTTCATATTCATCGCGTTCCATTAGAGCAATAAGATATTTACCGCCTAATTTATTACGATTACTAAAATCCTCAGGTAGCATGTTATTCCCCCTCAAGTTGTTTAAGTTTATCGTTAAACCATTCGGGACACTCGTCCTTTATCAATTATTGTATTAAAATAAATTTCATTAGATATTAATATTAAATTTTCGATATTCATTTGATCAAAATTGCTTAACATATCACACCTCTACAGGTTGAGGGAATTGGATTTTAAATCCTCCGCCTCGAGCAGCAACGATACGAGCTCCTTGCAAGCCCTGTCCGTTTCCAGAAATAGTCCAACCAAATGATTGGTCTGTGAATTTAGACGGTTGGTCAGATAACTCATAGAAATCCCCAACAGTCACTACGCCATATGCGTCCAAATTAGCAAGCATGATGTTAAATACTTCTTGCGCATCTTGTCGTGTATCGAAAATGATTTCTTCGACATAGTTAGATGCTTTGCGATTTCGTTTCGCATAGTTTTGTGTATAGTCCTGACGGTTCGCGTCTCGCCAAGAGTCTATGCGTGTAACATTATTTACACCACGCCCCCAGTAACTTGGAGTTGTTCTTCGAGCATGAATATAGTCTTGTCCAAAAATAGCACGCTGAATAGCTGTAGTAGCCATATCTGCCAAACCATTTTGGATACTTGGCACGACCACATCATAAAACATGTGGCCCGACCAGCCACGAAATCCTTCTTCACCGAAGAATACATTTCCGAGCCATTTTCCAACCCCGGATTTTTTCACCCGACCCTTTGCGACTGGTTGGATGTGTTTATCCATCATCTCATTTGCCTCGTCTAAAGGCTTCACCTTAGTTTTAACTTTGTTATATTCTGTTTTTGTCATCCTATGACCTGATCCCTTCTACTTTAGCCATCCATTTAGCGTCCGCTGGAGCCATATATTTCTGTACACCAGAAATTGCCATAAAGCGTTCTCCTTCGAATGCCATTCTGTCATTATACACATTTAACTCCGTCGCAAAATCCGCGAGTAATATATCTCGAGGACCATCCAATGGAATATAGAATGTTACTGTATGATTGCGGTTTTCAACTTTAACCGCTCCATAGTCCTCTAAAATAACCATAATTATTCATCGCTAGTTTTGTTTTCGCCTGTTGTATATCCCCAGACATAATGAGTCAACCCAACAATACCTCCAGTAATAAATCCTGCAATTCGTGGTTCAAACCCAAAGTAATATACCATAGCAGTATACGCCAATGAGTATAGCAATCCTCCTGATAACAACATAATCAAAAAACCAAATAAAGTTTTCACTAGCTTCTCCTTTCTGAATTTAAAAAAGAATACCGAGAGTAATTCTCAGTATTCCTTATGAAACTATTCTTCGTTGGTAGTAAATTCACCTTCAAGTACGTTTTCATCGTAAGATTGATCGTCCGTTGCGACAACTTCTTCAGAAGGTTTTGATACAGCTTTGAATACTAACCCTGCGACGATGCCTAGAGTAACGCCTACAGCGATCTTCTTAACAATTGGTCTTGCGTGTGCAGCGATTTCCGCTGTTGTTTCCCAAAAACCTTTATGTTCTTCAACCACGACAGGTGTTACTTCAGTAACAGCCTCTACAGTTTGTTCAGCAGCTTCAACTGCTGTATCTACAACTTCTTTAGAAGTTTCTACAACTTCCTTGATTTCTTCTTTTGAAACATTCTTTGACATGATGATGTCCTCCTTTATTTTTATCGTTTCATTATAGGCTATGTAAAATCTGCGGAACTATAATCCAGCAAGACATTCCTCACGGCTAGCCATGTATTTTACCGGAGGAAGTCCTTTTCTTTGTCTAACAATATTTATTTCGTTATAGATTAGACCCAATCTATATTTGCAAAACTTCGTAATAGCCATAGCGTCAGTACGAATACTATGATCGTAGTGTCTAGGATAGGTATCGTCCCCGAAGTCAAAATAACCTAATTCACATTTATAACGGAACACAGATGCGCACAATTCAACAACATAACTTTTCGGTGTATACCTCATACGACGCATATTAGTCCTCCTTTTTAATAAAATGAATAACAACGTTTGAATTAGGAACATCGATTTCAATACCATTATTGCTAGCATTGAAGCTATCAGCTAAATGGTTCATATCTTCATAATCCATTTCAAGACGAATGTGTTGTTTCATACTAAATAGTCCTCTCCTAAATAATAACGTAACCAAGTCAAAGTGTCCCAGTTATTCGTTTCTACTCGGTTATAGATTGTATCTATAACATCTAAAAAATATCTTATGTGTTCTTTATCAACTGCGTACTCTTTTGGATGGGCAAATGGTTCGAACCATAAGTTCTCTCCCATTATACTCTCCATCTCATCGTAGTAAAATCCTTCAGCCAATGAAGCGATTAACTCGTCTACCATAGTTCGAGATATATTCCAAATACACAATTGACTATCTAACTTTTCGGTATTATCCGACACCATTAACAAACCAAATATATATCTCTGATAGTCATCTTCGAATTTTAGTTTAGTCCAATTTCGAATAAGTCTATCAATATACCAGTCATCTATGAAAAATAATTCCTTTAACGGTAAATTAAGTATGTTTTGAGTTACCGTATCATAGAATTCTTCCTTAGACAACACTAGGGTATATTCTTTGGTAGAATTCATCTGTTCAGCCCTCACCCTCAGTATTTTCTTCCAGAACTTTTTCGTAGTACTTTTCGAATTCTTTACGTAATTCTTTAGCGCTCATATATGCTCTACGATTGTCTGGATCATTTTCAATTTTATCCGCGGTTTCATTTATCAATTCATATAACAATTGATAGTTTTCATGCATTACATCCGCTGTCCCGAAGATTGTGTTGTAATATGATGTGTCTAACATTGATAATAGCATACACTCAATAATCTTTCGAGCAACTCGGAAGTAATATAGATCCATATCAACCACATGCATCTCTGGTGGGATTGTCATAATGAATTGAAAATATCGTTTGTAGTCTTCTTGTGCAGGACTATTACCAGACTCATCTGGTTCTGTCCATGCAGCAATATATTTGTCAATTTCATTGTTTGGAATTAACAAAAAGTCATCAAGCGGCATCGCTTTGATCATATCAATAATTGTCTGCTTGAATTCGGCAGACGTTTTAACAATTGGTTTAGCCATTTTTACCTCACTTTATAAATTTTCCCAAATGGATACCATCATGAATAACCAGATGAATCCAACAAACGTCATTACAGAAGTACCAATTAGAAATCCAAGAATTCCCATAGTACTAATCAAATTCAATGTAAGTACTAATCCTATTGACTCTATACATAAAACCAAGAAACTTAACGCAATCATGAATAGAACTTCAGTTAAGTTATACTCAAACAATTCTTTAATTTTCCCAAACATACTCAATATCCCCTTTCAAGTAATAATTTCTGACAATTTCTTTTGTCGTCATTCTCTTATTATATACACCATAACCATAAATAGTGTACGTCCATCTATCCTTACGAATATCATATTGTAAAGGTGTAACTTCTGTAATTATACCAGCTTTGAAATTATTCAATTCTTCATGTAACATAACCGGCTCAATTTTATGAATGGAATCGGACATATTAGAATATCGCTCATATCCTTGCATACCAATTTCTTGAAGATTTGTTGATACTTCAATTTGAAATCGGTTGTGTTTATGTAACTTTACATACTTATGTACGATTGGTTCTTTTCTTTCTCCCATTTATTTACCTCCTCACAGAAAAAGAAAGGGATAAGTAATCCCTTTATTTGAAAAATTTACCTGACACTACTCCCCATAGTTTAGATGTGATAATATTCATTTGTTCAAATTGTAGAACGCCTGCCATACCAACAACGTCAACAATGGTTTTGAGAATTGTTTCTGGTTTAATCTTATTTTTATCGCGTTCATTCTTGATAGCAATAAGTTTTGCCAGTTTCAAACTCAAATCCATTACTTCCTCATCAGTTTGAGCGAGACCAATCTTAACTTGATACTCTTCAATCTTCATATCTAATCCGTCGAAGCAGATAGCCATAAGTAATTTATCCATATGTTTTTACCTTCCTTTCATTATAGCATAGGGAAATCCTGCGCAACAAATCTTTCTAACACATTTACCTCACTTTTGACAAATGTAATACAATATATGGAGTATGAAATACGTCTTCTGATTTACAAAAATTCATACTCTTTAGAGAGTAATCTTCATGAACTTTTCCGCCTATAATAAATGTAGTTTTACATTTAGGAGGCATTAGTAAATTAGAAAATCGACAAGCATTCCTAATATGTTGATAATACGGTATAGTAACGCCAATCTTCTTCTCGAAATATTCTCCCGTAAACCAATAGTAAGATGACTCATCCCAAATAGTAACATCTTGAAACGAATACACCTTACCGTCTATCTCAAATATAAATCTATGAATTGGTTCCATTAGTCATCTCCAAAAATCTTACGCAATTCGTCGTTTTGGTCCTTAAGAAACATAGATTCCCCTAGTTTCCCTTCTTCCCCAATCGCTTCATTAAGTTCGCGATTATATTTGGTATTTCGTCGACCAAGGATAAGATAGGCCACTGCGGTAAGTATGCCTGTAGCAGCCATACCAATAGCACCTTTAATTTGTTCGTTCGCACGACCGTCGACTTGCCCACGGTAGTAAGCTTCTTGCATATCCTTGTCTTCAAATTCAACACCTTCAATTTTGAACATATTTTTAAACATATTAGTTTCTCCTTTATTCACTTAAAATCTTATCTAACACACGCAATCCTACAACAATATCTATTACATTGTTGTACGGTATTCGTGATTGTGTATATGCCGCTTTGACGCAATCTAAATATATATTTTGCATACCATGTTGTAAATCGGACAGTTTTAATTCTGACCTAATGTCCTTTATTTCGTGGGCACTGTTCTCAACCTGACTGACCTTATTCATATCTTCAACTAAAAGAGTAATACTTTCTTTACAATCCTCCTTCAGTTTCTTGTTGAAAAATAACCATGTCCAAAAAGTATTACGGTCTTTTAGCTTATCATTATTCAGCAGATACATTTTCAGCCTCCTCTAATTCAAACATCTTTTGAATATCAGGGTCAGCATTCAGTTTAGCAATCAACTCGTTATCCATACGAACACAACGACGTCCGAAATGACGACTAATAATTTGTGCCAAATAACCCACAGTCAATAAAGTCAATCCTCCAACAATAGAGTTGTGTTTTAAGCGACGGAATAGAATTTGCTTTTGTCGGTTGTCATGATGCTTATCAATATCCTTAGAATATTTAGAATAGATAAGTGCATATAATTCGAATTCTTTGTCGTTAAGTTTTACATTTTTAATAGCCATACCATTTCTCCTTATTTAAACCCAAGTAATTTAACAATCTTGTTTACTAATGCAACTACGATAATAACATCTAAAAAGTCTCTAGATCTCACAGTATTTCTCCTTTCGAAAAAAAGAGGATACATAAGTATCCTGATCTTATTTGAATAAACCAAAAAGCCAATCAATAATCTTTAATCCGATTAACATTTTGATAGCACCCCAAAAATCTTTCATTTTAGTTCCTCCTTTTAAAATCCTTCATTACGAAGTTTTACAAGTACCTTTTGTACAGTATTTAGTCTTCGTTTGTGGAATTCTGAATCTTTGTCGATATAACCTTGCTTTTCAAGTTTCTTAACATAATCCTCTTCAAGCACAGCGTATAACGCTAAGAAGCGAAATCCAATTTCTCTAACCAATTTTCTGAACATATCTTGTTCCTCCTATAAATTTTATTTCATTATAGGATGTGTAAAATCTGCGGATTATGGTAACGAGTTAAATGCTTCTGCCATTTTTTCATATTGTACCTGAATGATAGCCGGATTTTGCATAGCATTTAGTAAATCTTTTGATACGTCGCCTGCGTATTTATTCAAGAAGAAATCTTTGATAAACATAAAGTCTTGTTTGATTTCTTCATTTTTAATAGTAATAGCCTCTTCGGCATGCAAAATAAATAAGCTTGTAGCAGCTTTATCAATTAGGTCTGTAAGTCTAGGATAGTCTATAACAATACTCTTAAACATAAATAAGAGTAACATATCATTAGACTTAAGAGCCATTAAATCTGGTCTAGTTAGAAAATTAATAGGTTCATTCGGCATCATCGTCATCACCTCCTCCCTTTAGTAAAATGCTAAGGATCTCCGTTATCATTGCTAATGATAAAAGTATTAAAATAAAAGTCATGTGTTTACCTCCTTTAAATGACTTAATCAAACTCTTCATATATTTGAACTGACAATAAAAGTTGAGGCTTCCTCCTTAAAATAATTATTTATGAAGAGCTTGGTAAAATCAAAAAGAAAGGAGCGTGTAAGCCCCTTGCTTTTATTTGCTGTCCATAATCTTTCCGATTACACCTGCAACTAGAATAAGTCCTCCGAATAGTGTACTATATTCAATAGCACCACGTCCACATCCTTTAGCAAATGCACTAATAAGTCCATCCTCTTCAGTAAGTCCTAGCGGTGTGTCGGCATAGTTAATTAATCCGAATAATCCTTTGTCCATTGTTGTGTCCTCCAATAAATTATTTTCTTTTCATTATAGGACGTGTAATTTCTGCGAAAAAAGAAGAAGGAATGATTTCCTTCTTTCTTATAGTTTGTTAACAACGTATTTTACTAAATCTACGCAACCCCAGAATATGAAGCTATCACAGAAACTCTGTCCACAAGCTTTGACGACGTATTTTTGTAAACTGTCATCTTTCTTGATTTCCAGAATTGTATCCTTATAGTTCATAACTCCGAAAGTTCCTCTATTTTTATCATAAAACATATTATTTACCTTCCTTTCATTATAGGATATGTATAATCTGCGATTATGTTAATTTCCTATAGTCATTGATAAGTTTATCGGGGAAATATTTCCCGTCATTGTTTACATCCAACTTAGGAGCTTGCTCGCCCGCATCCAACATATCGGCAACTGTGTGCGAATATGCCTTGATTGTTGCGAAGAACATAGGTGCGTCCTTCCTTGAGATATATACGGTCTGAGCAGTATGTCCTTTCTTAGGTTTAGGGTTATGTATTCGTATACCCTCAAAATAACTCTTATCTGGATCGATAAATCCCGACATAATTACAGGTACATCGTTAGCCACTAAATTGATATATACAACATACTCGCCGATTTTATCATCGAAATATGCGTGGATATATTTAAAAAGAAGAGACTTAACATTTGGCATTCTCTTAGTAACACCATACCTTCGTCCAGTCTTCTTTACGTTTTTCCTTTTCTTACTAATTGGCATAGTAAACCTCCTTAAATGATTTCGAAAAAAAAAGAATAGAGTGGAGTTGAACCACGTCGCCCCTCCTGAATAATCAGGATGCTCTCCCGCTGAGCTATATTCTTCATTATAGTATATGTAAATCCTGCGGATTCAAAAAAAAAGAAGGGATTTGTAATCCCTCAGTGTCATTGCAATGTTATAAAGAATCTAATAATTTCTTCAGTTTCAGACTCCATTTCTGTTTGTCTGTTGCTGACTTTAGTTATTAAGTTCTTAACTTCTTCATCGTCAATTTCATTGATTTTTACAAATCCCAACTTTTTATCGTTTAAAATATTTTCTAACATTTCGTATGTTTTACGAGCATATGCAGTTCTAATATATAATTCTTTAGCATCAATAGATTCTAAAATAGCAGATAGTTCGAGTTCAAATCTTTTGAGTATATTTTTGTAGTATTCAACAATATAAATATTAGCTTTTGAATTAACCAATATATAATCTTGTGCAATACTTAACATTTTACTCATTTCAATGTCTTCGTAATATAGTGCTAATTTAATCATAGCAATTTGATTCATATTAACTGTAAATTTTTGTTCGTTTGACATAGTAATGTCCTCCTATAATAAATTTTTATTTCATTATAGGACTTGTAAAAAATGCGAATTTGAGATGAAAATCACACCCGGGCAAATTTTTGAAAATAAAAAAAGAGGGAGCCATGTAGACTCCGACTTTCTAATATAATTAATAACGTCCGCCAGCTAATACACGTTTTTGTCCGCGTTTAGTTTTAGCATACATTACATCTTTCTTATATTGATTTTTCAATCCTTTATATTCTGCATCCATTTTTTGTCTAGCGGATCTTTGACGTTCGCCATATTCTTTACGAGATTCTCCTTCCGCTTTACGACGTTTGCTAAAGAATGCATCTTGACTATACTTGTTAAAGATTTTATCATCGCCTCTATCAAATTTCTTTTGCGCGTTCTTACGATCTTTTTTATATTGTTTTTGAGCTTTAACCATATCTTTAACGTAACGATTACGGAATTCTAGTGAACGAGTAGTACCCATAATCGTTCCTAATTTTGATTGATTACGAGAAGCGGAAATAGCTCTATCTGATAGAATTGGATGACGTAAAGTGTTGACAGCAGCTCGACCAGCCGCAGATCCCCAACGTTGTACCCGTTGACCCCACTTCATTCCTTTAACACCGTGGTGTTCAATGAAGTCTTGGCAGCTGTCAGTGTGTCGTAATTCGTTTTCTGAAATAATTAACATATTTACCCTCCAGGATAGTGAATTTGATTGTTTAATTTACTGATAATATCCAGTAGTTCATAATAATTATGTCTATAGGATACGACCATATTTGTCAAAATAATTACATGACATAAAAGGACTATCATTAACACTAATAATATAATACTGATGCCCCATAATATTTTTTCGGATTTCTTCATATCAAATCCTATTTATTTTTAAAGTCGTTAGGATTCAGATGAACGACGTCTTGCCACTTTAAAATTTCGACAATTCCATTTTTGTGATAATCTTCGAATAGTTTATACACGTCTTTCTCATCGGATTTAATTGTCAACAATTTGTTGATTGTAACGACAGCATAATCACCTTCCCAACCTTCAGCTTCGTAATTTGGAATTTGAAGTTTGAGTTGTTGACCAGGGAAATATGATTCACCTAATTGTGGTTCCTTCAGGTAATTTACCAAAGTAGCAAATTGAGAATCGTAAATAAATGGAGAACGTAAAGTTACATCCAAAATAGTAGACATCAATGTATGATTGTCTTGAGTTTTAATCAATCCAATTAGAACTTCTCCAAGCTCTTCGTAAGATTGAGTTTTCATTTCTTCCGTAAGAACATGAGGATACTCATAACGGAAATATGGATTGTTGTCCACAACGGCAACTTTAGTGCCTTCTTCAGTTTCGAAGCGTTCAAGTTTTAACATAGTTTAACCTTTCTATTAAAGCCTATCTGGCCATGGTTCATCTGTAGTATAAGACATCGATGAGAATCGTATATCTGTAATATCACGATTTTCCGGTACATCTTCTAAGAATTGTAGACGAATATGTCTAGAGTCTGTTTCCCCGCCAATATAGAATGTTCCATAAGGAACACCCTTATCGTTTGTAATAGAACCCAGCTTAGAAGATGTAGGACAGAATCCTCGAGGAATTCCTCCAG